AGTTGAATTTACCTAAAGGAGTGGTAGATAAAACATATAAGGCATTTTGGTTATTTATTAACCAATCTATACAGTCCTTACCATTAAAGGAGAATCTTAATGAAGAGGATTTTGCTAAGTTAAGGACGAATTTCAACATTCCATCATTGGGTAAATTGACTTGCACTTATGATAGGATGTTAGGTATGAAAAAGAGATTCAAGTTTATTAAACAGATAAGGGAGAAGAAATGAAGAAATTGTTTATTAGTCAGCCCATGAAGGGTAAGACAAATGAAGAAATAGAAGCTGAAAGAGCCAAAGCTGTGGAAGAGGCTAAGGCAGTACTCAATGATGATATGGAAGTAATTGATAGCTTCTTCAAGGATGCACCAGTAGATGCAAGACCTCTATGGTTCTTGGGTAAATCAATTGAGCTATTATCTGTAGCAGATGCTGCATATTTTGCTAAAGACTGGGACAAATACAGAGGTTGTAAGATTGAGCACTCTTGTGCTGTAGAATATGGTATAAAAGTTATTGAGTATGTTGAAGGTTAAGAAAATAAAGCCAATGTTCACTGCACTTATCACTACAATGGATAAGTATGAGCATGATATGATGGTAGGAGCTGGTCTCATTGATGTGACTAAGAGAGAAGGCAGCTTGAAGGAATATCAGAGGGTACTTGCAGTGGGTAGCTCTGTTAGAGACATTAAAGTTGGTGACTTGGTATGGGTTAATCCTACAAGATTTGGTGTAAAGAAGCACAGAGAAGGTTCTCTAAAGGATGGAGTAATCACTGATAACCCTATCATAACTTACAACTTTGATGTTGTTGAGATGGATGGAAAGCAGTGCCTATTACTACAGGATAGGGATATTGACTTCATTATTGAAGAGTATGAGGAAGTTCCTGACCCAACTCCTTCACCAATCATTCAACCAGAGAAGAAGAGACTAATTGTATAATTCAAAAGAGTGTATCAGGAAAACTAATCTTGATACACTCTTTTTTTTTTCTTAGATTATGATAAAATTGTTCAAATATGAAGGTTACAAAGTAGTAATATCTGAGGAAGCCTTTGCTCTTAAACCTTTCAGACAAATATGGCAAAGAGATAAGACTGTTAATAAGGATAAGGCTATTATGGAACTTGGGTTTATTTATTTTATGAATGACCCAAGAAGTGATTATCAATATCTTACTAATGAAGATGAGAGAAAAGAAGCTATTAAAGAAGGAGAAGGTCTCCCTCCTAAATGGGAACCTGACAAGATAGTACAAGAAGCTATGGTATTCTATAACAGTTTTAAGCCAACTTCTGCGCTGCTTCTTGAGGACACAAGATATGCAGTAGATAAGTTAAGAAAGCTATTAAGGGATATTGACCTTACACAGGTTGATGATAAAGGTAAGCCAGTATACACACTTAATACTATTACAGCTACAATCAAGCAAATTCCTTCTCTTGTAAAGGATTTAGATGAAGCTGAGAAGGCTCTTGCTTCAGAAATTAGAAATGCAGGTAAGATGAGAGGTTCTGGAGAGAAAACAATTTTTGAAGATGACCTAACATTATAATTATGAAAGCAGAAGACATTATAGAAGGTTTTAATTTACATATTGAGACAAAGAGGAAAGATAGAGGCATAAAGACTACAGGACACCTTGTATTACAGAAAAAGATAAAGCCACATTCTTCATTCAAAGCTTACAAGATATATAAGTACACTTTATGGTTTGCTAAGAAAGGTAAATCCTATGAAGTTATGGTGCTGGAGCATACTGCAAAGGTTCTTGATGGTCAGGAAGAGAACATGAATAGGGAGATGAATATCATGCTAAGTAATATGATATTCAATTGGATTGGTTCTGATTTTTATGAGCAGGTAATAAATGGAGAATATAATGGAATTAAAGAATAAGTCTTTTAATATATTTGGCTCTAAGTATAGAATAAAATTTGTGGATAATGTGCTAAATGAAGAAGGTGATTGGACATATGGTAAGATTGATACATATTCTAAAGAAATTCAAGTCTCTATTAAATTAAGTAATGGAAAAGATATGCAAGAGAATGAGATTCTTATTACTTTATACCATGAAATTATACATGCTATACTATCAGCAGGTCAATATATAAATTCTTGTAATGATGAGCCGCTGGTAGAATGGTTAGCCAAATGTATTTTATCTCTAAAGGACCAAAAGATATTATAATATGAAGTATGAGTTTAACAAATATCAAACTGAACTTACTGAGGAATTGGTTAATAGCCTTCCTCAGGAGGTTCAGGACCAGTTATTTGATATTATAAATAATGTAGAGTTTGTCAAGAGATTGATAAGTCCTACAAGAGAACATGCCAAGGATAGACCAAGAGATGATAGAGGTAGAATCATTGTGGACTTGGCTAATCCTCATATATTGGAGGATATGGACTATTTCAGACCATCTGCTATACATTATGAGAAGTATGGTACATTTACTAACCTTAGACCTAATGCCAATCCTAATAGTGAGTATGGCAAATGGGTAAGAGAGGAAAGGAGAAGAATCTGGGATGGTTATGTGAGGGAAAGTGATGGAGAATGGGTTACAGGCTATATGTATTGGTTCCTTAACTATTCTCCTATGATGCTCTCTAAGATTAGAGAGTATAAGGATAAGAATGGTAAAAAGAGAAAGTCTAAAAGAGCTGATAGAATAGAAGCACTTCCTGAATGTTGGGAAGGAATCTATTGGAGATTCCATTGCTTAGACCAAGCATCAAATGGTGGCTTGTACAATAACTTTGAGGGAGGTCAGCACATGGCTGAGCTTGCTTCCAGAGGTAAAGGTAAGTCATATAGTCTTGCATCCATACTTAACCATATCTTTGTAGTAGGTGAAAATGAAGAAGCACATGAAAAGGTAAAGGGTATAGTAACTGCCTATCAGAAGGAGTACCTTACTAAGGATGGTGTTCTTAATAAGTTTGTAGATATGGCTAATTTCTGTGCAACCAATACCCAGTTTCCAAGAAAGAGATTAAAAAACTCTTTGCAGGAAATGACTTGGATAATGGGATATAAGGATGTAGACCTTGACATTGAAAGAGGCACTCAAAATACAGTACTTGGAGTATCATCTAAGGATGATGAATCTAAGTTGAGAGGTAAGAGAGCTGCTAAGATTCTTATTGAGGAGTTTGGTACATTCCCAAGACTTGTAGACTTGTATAATGTATTGTTACCTTCAGTACAAGAAGGTGATATTGTCTTTGGTCAAATCTATATGTTAGGTACTGCTGGTGATAATGAGTCAGACTTTGCTGGTGCTCAAGAAATTATGTATAACCCAAAAGGTTATAATATGTATGCCTTACCTAATGTATTTGATAAGTATAATCAAGGTAAACCTTACTTTGTATTCTTCTTTCCTGGTTATGTAAATAGAAAGGGATGCTATAATGAGAATGGTGTATCTGATGTGATTAAGGCTCTTATTGAGATTCTTATGAATAGGTACAGAGTAAAGTACAATTCTACTGACCCTAATACTATCATTAAGACCATTGCTGAGGTTCCTATTACTCCTGCTGAGGCTATTGTTAAGACAGGTGTAAATATGTTCCCTGTAGCTGACTTAACTGAAAGAGTAGGTCAATTAGATGCTAACCCTACAGAGTATGATGATGTATATGTAGGTGATTTGGTATTTAATAAAGATGGTCAAGTAGAGTATAAACCTACCTCTGCTACACCTATCAGGGATTTTCCACATAAGGATAATAAGATAGAGGGTGCTATTGAGATATACCAAATGCCTGAGATTGATAAGAATACAGGTAAGCCATATAATGACAGGTATATATTAGGTGCTGACCCTTATGATGATGATGAGTCAAATACTATGTCTTTAGGTTCTATATTTGTATTAGACCTATGGACAGATAGGATAGTGGCTGAATATACTGGAAGACCATCTTTTGCTGATGATTACTATGAGATTTGTAGAAAACTTTGTCTATTCTACAATGGTAGGTTGAATTATGAGTATAATAAGAAAGGCTTATTCTCTCACTTCTCGACAAGAAATAGTCTTTATCTTCTTACAGATGTTCTTGATTTCTTAAAGGAAAAGCAGATGATGAAGGATGGCTATGGTAACAAGTCAAAAGGTACTAATGCCTCTCCTGCCATTAATGCTTATGCAAGGAGTAGATTAAGAAGCTGGCTATTGGCTCCAGTTCCTATTATGCAGACTATTGATGGAGAAGAGAAAGAAGTAATGGTTCCAAGGTTATTTACTGTAAGGAACAGGGCACTGCTAAAAGAGCTTATTAATTACAACTCTGAAGGTAACTTCGATAGAATATCTGCTATGGGTATGTTAATGCTTTTAAGAGAGGATAGGATGATAAGATACCAAGGAGATGTTAGTAAGGAGAAGCAGGAGAGAGCCAATAATAATTATGATGGTAATGACTCATTCTTCAAGAGAAACTATGACTTTAGGTTCAGGCAGTAAATTTAGTAAAAATGAAGGCTAATGGTTAATAAATTACTTATATACTTGCATAGGTCAAGGATTTTACTTACCTTTGCACAGTAATTAAATTGAAGTATATGGGATATGAAATGATAAACTTGCCTCCACAGCAACTTCCCTTCAGTAAGAAAAATAAAGCTTGGAGGAAGAAGCACTTGGATTGGGCAGATAGTAAGACCTTCTTCAATTATAGCTTAGTTAGAAAATCTGTAATACATAAGAAAATTAACTATGACTTGCTCAATGGTAAACTCCACATGAGTGACCTTGAGATGATACTGAATCCTGAGAAGCTACAGGCAGGTTTCATACCTGATAGGATTCAACACTATCCTATTATGAATAGTAAGTTGAATGTGCTTAGAGGTGAGGAAAGTAAGAGAGTCTTTGACTTCAAAGTAGTAGTTACTAATCCTAATGCTATTACAGAGATAGAGAATAACAAGAAGCAAGAATTACTACAGAAGCTACAAGAGTGGGTATCTAATACTTCTCAGTCAGAGGAGGAGGCTAATCAAGAGCTTGAAAAGATAAATGATTATTACAGCTATGAGTGGCAGGACATGAGGGAAATAAGGGCAAATGCCCTATTAAACCATTATGTAAAGGAATTAAATATCCCTCTAATGTTCAACCAAGGCTTCATGGATGCAATGGCAGTTGGTGAAGAAATTTACCAATGTGATATTGTAGGAGGTGAGCCTACTATTGAGAGATTAAATCCACTCAAGGTAAGAATCTTTAAGTCAGGATATAGCAATAAGATTGAGGATGCAGACATGATAATCCTTGAAGATTATTGGAGTCCAGGCAAAGTCATTGATACCTATTATGATGTATTGACAAAGAAAGATATGGAGTACATAGAGAAGATGCCTGACCATGTAGGTCAAGCTGCTACAGACTCTATGGATAACATAGATGAAAGATATGGCTTTGTCAATAACAACATGATAGGGGATGAAATAAGTACAGAGGGATTCTTTTGGGACCCATTAGGAGGATATGATGGAGTTAATAACTCACTTCTTCCTTATGATGTTGCAGGAAACTTGAGAGTACTTAGAGTATATTGGAAGTCAAGGAGAAAGATTAAGAAGGTAAGAAGTTATGACCCTCAAACAGGTGAAGAAGTATTTAACTTCTACCCAGAGACTTATGTAATAGATAAGGATGCTGGAGAAGAGGAACAGGTATTCTACATCAATGAAGCATGGGAAGGAACTAAGATTGGTACTGATATTTATGTCAATATGAGACCAAGAGTAGTTCAGTACAATAGACTAAGTAACCCTTCAAGATGCCACTTTGGAATTGTTGGCTCCATTTACAACCTTAATGACAACAGACCATTCAGTTTAGTAGACATGATGAAGCCATACAATTACTTGTATGATGCAATACATGATAGATTGAATAAACTGATAGCAAGAAACTGGGGTTCATTAGTTAGACTTGACTTTGCCAAAAAGCCTAAAGGATGGGATGTAGAGAAGTGGTTATACTATGCAAAGACAATGGGTCTTGCAGTAGAAGACAGCTTCAATGAGGGTAATGTAGGTGCAGCTACAGGTAAACTTGCAGGTGCATTAAACAATGCTTCCACTGGTGTAATTACAGCTTCTGATGGTAATCAGATACAGCAATACATTAATCTTCTTGAGTTTATCAAGATGGAAATGGCAGAGGTTGCTGGTGTTACCAAGCAAAGAGAAGGTCAGGTAAGTAATAGAGAGACAGTAGGTGGAGTAGAGAGAAGCATGTTGCAATCTTCTCACATTACAGAGTGGCTATTTGTAGTACATGAGGATGTCAAGAAGAGGGCATTGGAGTGCTTACTTGAAACAGCTAAGATAGCATTAAGAGGCAGAAGCAAGAAGTTCCAATATACCTTGTCTGATAATTCAATGAGAATTATGGAGATAGATGGTGATGAATTTGCAGAAGCTGATTATGGTCTTGTAGTTGATAATAGCAATGGTGTTCAAGAATTAAACTCAAAACTTGATACTTTAGCTCAGGCAGCATTGCAGAACCAAACTCTATCATTCTCAACTATTATGAAGCTATTCAGTTCATCTTCACTTGCCGAGAAGCAAAGACTTGTTGAAAAGGATGAAAGAAGTATCCAAGAGAGACAAGCCCAAGCACAGCAACAACAGTTGCAAGTACAGCAGCAAGAGATAGAACAGAAGGCTCAGATGGAGCAGGCTAAGATGCAACAGGAAGATGCCCTTAACCAAAGAGATAATGAGACAAAGATTCTTATTGCACAGATGCAAGCCTATAGCAAGAATAGTGAAGATGATGGCATAATAGAACCTGAATATTCACAAGAAGCTAAGGATAAACTGATGGAATCAATAAGACAATTTGACGAAAGAATCAAGCTTGATAGAGAGAGGTTGGAGTTTGATAAGGACAAGGCAAGGTCTGATGCAAAACTTAAAGAAAAACAGATAAACAAAACAACTCAAAAATCAGACAAATGAGAAGATTTAGAGATATTATAGAAGATATTAAAGCTCCAAGTACTCAAAGCTTATGGCTTAATAATGGAGAGCTAAAAGTGTATGGAACTGAGGGATGGACTCCTCTAAATAACACTTCTGAAGATATACAGGAGCTTGAGGAAAAAGTAAATAGTCTAGATAAAGAGGTAGGACAGATAAAGAAGGAATTATCAATAGATGGTGAAGTAAGTAAAATTAGTGAGTTTACCTTAAAGGATAATTCTTATACTTTGCCTGCTGCAACAAAAACAACTATTGGTGGAGTTAAAGCAGGAATTAATATTGTTGATATTGCTAATCCAGATAATGCTACAGCTCCACAAGTTGCAGGAACTCTAAATACATTATTAGGACAGCTAAGAAATGCAGGAATACTAATATCATAATATATGAAGTTTATAAGAGATATAGTAATTAGTATATTTGAGCCTCCTGTAAATAATGTGGGGTGGTTAAAGCCATTATCAAATGGAACTTTTATGTTGTTTTTTTTTGGTGACAAAGGATGGACTCCTATCTCTATAGAATCATCAGGAGAATTGAAATTCCAATACATACAAGAGGTTCCAGATATAATAATTGAAATTCAATAATAATAATAATATGGGAAAAATAAAGAAAATCTTAGAAAATGAATTAGTAGGAGGTACTCAAAATACTGATGTATATCCTGTTACTTCTGTTAAGGCTGTATATGATGAGAGTAATGAAAGACTTGATAACATTCTTAATAGGAGGGGAGTAGTAAATATATCTACTAGTTATAATGCTGACCATATAGCAGAGGTTCTAACTTTAGAACAAGCTATTGCTAAAGTGCCTTCAAAAGATAGAGTACTTGGTTTTCAAGGTAAGTTTTTATCAGGAAATGGTTGGAAAAGTTATATATTCATTGGAGACTCTATTGCAGATTGGACTAATAAGACTAAATGGAATAATTATCTCACTGGTACTGATATAGTGCAGGAATCAGGTGAGGCTGATGATAAAGTTATGTCTCAGAAGGCGGTGAATGATGAAATCCAAAAACTCAAAGGCTTAGTTCTATTAGATGGAGCAAGTCATTATGACAGAAGCGTATTAGCCAACTTTAAATATTTCAACCTATACAACAAAGATTTGGGCGAAATTAGAATTGGTACTGTCTATAATTCTCCATCTGAAAAGATAATAAAGAGAATCATTTTAAGAACAGCTACGACTGAATGGTATTTCGACAATGTGGATGAAGTCAACACTGAAAACTTTAGCTTCGCTTATGATTGGAGTAAACATTCTAATAATATCAATGCTGAGTTTTCACAAGCTCATATAGCTGTTGGGAAAAACCCATCTAGTGTTATTCCTAAAAAAGTTTATAAATTTAGTAAAAAAACTTTAGCTATTATAGGTGATAGCATTATGGCGCTCATGAGCAATACTAACATATCAGGAAATGTAAAATCATACATAGGAACTGATGGTAAATCATATGAGAGGTCTCAGTTAACATTAATTGGAAGTTTATTCTATGTTACAAGTTCATTAGTAAGCGGAAAAGTTACAGAAAATTCTATTTTGGTTGATAGGCATAACAGTAAACAAGCAGAATTCGATGTACAAAATTGGAATAAATTAAAAGAGATATTAGCTTGTGAAGATATTATAAATTGTGGCATAGCTGGTGCAAGAATACCTGAGACAACGATTTCAACATCAAACCCTACTTGGGATGATGTTGATACATGTTGTATATCTAACGGTGCTAAATGGCTTAAAAGATTAGTAGATGGAGGAAGAAAATCTCCAGATATGATTGTTATTTGGGCAGGAACTAACAGCCTAGATTCAGATATGTCTAACTATGATGAAATCATGGCTGTTGATTGGGAAACTCTCAATAACAACATAGAAGGAGCAAAGTATAGGAAAACTTTTTTCGGTGGAATAAGATATACGCTAGAATATCTTTATAGAAATTTTCCTAATACACATATAATGATATTATCTCCAATACAAGCAGCTGAAAGTATGGGAGGTAGAACATATGTAAAATCGAATAAAGCTTGTGAAGCTTTAAAGAAAATGTCTGATAGATATGCTTGCTTATGGGCAGACGCTCTTCATGAAATAGGAATAGTAAACTTCTATGAGCCACATAAGTATCTATATGATGGTGTACATCCAAATTATGATGGAAAAGTACTCTTTGCGAACTATTTGGCAAATAAGATAGAAAGCTTGTACTTTTAATTTGAACTCTAAGTCGATGACTTTATAAATAAAGAAGAAGGGTGAGTCGAAAGATTCACCCTTCTTTTATGCAAGCCTGCACCATTTTCTTAGGAGCATCTTTCCATTTCCAATTCAAGATATTATATATTGTTCTTAATAAAATATTAAAATTATATTTTACTTAAAAGTAAAAATTATAAGTCAATCTTTATAAGTAAATCACTTATGTTCTTGCATAGGTTATTTATTTTTTATATATTTGCACTCTAAAAGAATATATTTATGGTAAAGAAATATATAAGGATTGGAGTAATTGTTTTAACAAGCTTGCTTGCTGTAAGTACATATATATTTTACAACAGAAACCAGAACCTTAAAGAGGAAATGTTAGTGTCAATGTCTAATCAAAAGGCATTCATAGCTGAGAACTCCTCCCTAAAAGAAGAGAATAGAGTGTTCAAGTTTACTATAGAGCAACTTAACTACTACAATGACTCTATCTTGCAAAAGATGAATGATGTCAGGAAGGAGTTAAAGATAAAGGATAAGGATTTGAAGCAGATGCAATACCTTTTATCTGAGGCTACAAAGAAAGATACAATAGTATTTGGAGATACTCTGTTCAGGGAACCTACATTAGACATAGATACACTTGTAGGAGATAAGTGGTATCAAATGAAGCTTGGACTTAAATATCCAAGTACAATCACTACAGACCCTAAATTTGTCAGTGAGAAGTACATTATAACAAGTCTGAAGAAGGAGACTATTAATCCTCCTAAGAAATGTTGGTTACTCAGATTATTTCAAAAGAAGCATAAAGTAGTAGAAGTGAATGTTGTGGAGAAGAACCCTTATATTGAGAACAAACAACAAAGATTCATTGAAATTGTAGAATAATTATGATTGACTTAGGAATACTAATCACTGGAGGTATAGGGCTTATTACCACAATAGTCAGTGGCTGGACATCATGGTTCTTTGCAAGAAAGAAGTATGATAGTGAAGTTGATAGTAACCTCATAAGTAACATGAAAGAATCATTGGACTTTTATGAGAAGCTCTCTACTGATAATAGAGAGAGATTGGAAGAGGTGCTAAAAAGAAATGCAGAATTGGAGCAGGAAGTTGGGGAACTTAGGAAACAAATGTTTAACCTTATGAGTTCCATATGTACTGACCTTACCTGCCAACTGAGAAAGAGAGACTTAAATTTTTTTAATGAGCATGGAATTAGTAGTGGACAGAAAATGGAAGAAGCAGAGCTACACCATAAGTAATCTTACTATTGATGGAAAGTGGTTCTGCAATGTGCTTGAAGATGCTGATAGAGGACTTGACAGTTCTATGAGCATAGCTAAGATTAGGGAGCTGAAGAAGCCCTCAATTACAGCTATACCAAGAGGTACTTATGAGATTACCTTGGATGTAATTTCTCCTAAGTACTACACTAATAGTTTCTACAAGCAAGTATGTAATGGTAAAGTGCCAAGACTACTTAATGTAAAGGGATTTGAAGGCATACTTATTCATGCTGGTAATACTGACAAAGACTCAGCAGGATGCCTATTAGTAGGTGTCAATAAAGTTAAGGGTCAAGTAATAAACAGCAGAGAAACCTTCAAAGAGTTATACAAACTCCTTAAAGACAAGCATGATAAAGGTGAAAAAATAACTATTAAAATTCTATAGTTATGGCAAAGAAATGTGGTTGTAAAGGAAAAGGTAAAGGTAAGAAAGGTAAATAACTAAAAGTGTAAAATTATGGCAAGAAGAACAGGAAGAGCAAAGCCTTTAACTACAAAGGCAGGAGTCACCAAAACAAAGAGAAGATATAGTTGTGGTGGAAAACTTAAAAAGTAAAACATTGTATAAGATAGAATTGGGCTTACTGAAAGTCATACCAATGATATTGGCATTAACTGCATTGCTAAACTCAATTCTATCTTATTTTGGTATTGATTTGTACATTCTCAGTTATATAGGTGGTGTATCAATATTTACAATGTTATTCTTATACCTATCCTCTTATGTATTCAAGTTTTGTGAATACTATAGAATGTTCTTACATTACATAGTATCTACTTGGATAATAAATATCATTGATTACTATGTTGGAATACCTATAAGTGACTTAGAATATTTATGCCTGCAAATGATAATAGCAGGTATTTCATTGTTTATAATATTATACTTATATGTTAAGAGTCATAAGAAGCCTACTATTAAAGATAGTAGATGATATTGATGCAGGTAATTCAAATATATCTGAGGGAGAAGCCCTTGAAATAGTAGATAGTTTGAAGAGGTTTACTGATAAGGAGAAGAGATTAAGCAAGTATGCAGCTTGTGAATATTTGAATGTCAGTAGAGCAATTTTTGATAACTATGTCAGAGAAGGAAAGTTACCAAGAGGTAAGCATGAGATAAGTTTCAAAGAATTAAGTTGGTCTAAGAAAGAGTTAGATGAGTTTGTCAAGAAGTGTAGAAATAACAATCTCTTGCACAGCAAGAAGCAATCTCTTGCTTAGTAATATGCCTATTGAGAACTTATAATATAATACTTAGGAGGAGAAAATATGATAACTCAAAAGAAGATGATAATACCTATATTTAATTATAAACTAACTGTAGTCATATTTGACAAGTGGGAGGAGTTAGGAAGATTCTTGCCCAAAGAAGAAATGGAGCAGGAAGGCAAAGCTATAACCATAAATCAATATGGAGCATCTCTTGTGGCTATCAATTCTAAGAGGGGAAGTAGCATTATCCATGAAGCTGAGTACATAAAGAACTCTATATGGAGGTATATAGGCTATACTCCTCAAGAAGATAATGATGAGGTAGATGCTTACCTTATAACCTACATATATGACAAGATAACAAGTGTATTCTACAAGCATGATAGAGCAGCCAGATAAGGCTGCTTTTTTTTTATTCTTTTTAGCAACATATTACTAAGTTAAAGCCCTGTATATCAATATGATATATGGGGCTTTAGCATTGATAGGTATCCTGAGAAATATTACTTACCTTTGCACCTGTAAGCTTACAATAAGAGAGAGATAAAACAATAACTAATTTCAAAAATTGCTACTATGGAAATAATTGAGAAGCAAGTAGAAAAGGTAAAGGAAGTTCCTACTGATGGCTATTATGGTGATGGTAGAAGAGATGTCAATGGCAAGGCTAATGCAGGTCTTACTCTTGGTATCATAGGTACTGCACTTGGTGCTTGGGCACTATTTGGTAATAGAAGAAGTAGTGGTCTATTGGGTCTTGCAGGTTCAGGTATGGGAGGCTCAAACATTAATATCAATGGTCTTGAGACTGGTCTTGGAGCAGCTAATGACGTAACTTCTCCTTCTGCTTTCCAAGCATGGGAAAAGAGCTGTGAAGATACCCTTGCTCTGCAAAAGGGTCTTTATGACTGGGCACTTGTTCAGCAATCACAAAGATTTGCTGATAGACAGACATTGAATAGTGAACTATTTAATGTATGGAAGGGTCAGATTGATGCTGACTTTGGTCTATATAAGAGCACAAGAGACAGCTTTGATGTAATGACTGCAAAGCAAAATCAAGATGCTTTCAATCTGTATAAGTCTCAGAGAGATGCTGATGATAACATCAGAAAGGAATTAAGTGACTTGAAGGCTCAAGTAGCTATCAATGCTGCTGTAAGACCATATCAAGACAAGCTTATCCAATGTGAGATTGACAAGGCATTTACTGCTGGTATTAACTATACTGACAGAAAGACTTGCAAGGCTATCTATGGTGAAGTATGTCTACCTAACACTCCTACAGTCACAGGCTATGTTGGTGCCAACCAATGTGGTTGTCCAAGAGTAGTTAGTGGTACTACTGCAACTGTCTAAAGTAAGGGGGTAATTCCCCTTACTTTTCAATACTAATCTTAAAAATGTATAGATATGATTCCAATAAATCAGGTAATATTAGGAGGAGGGGACCCACTACTGGGTAATAGTATGGTAGGTAATAGTCTGGAGGAGCAATTACAGCTTATTGAGAAGTATAAACAAAACCTTGAGGCTGCAAAGCAGCTAAGGCAACAAGCCCAACCTACCCAACCTGTTCAACAGCCTGTACCACAAAGGATGATATGGGATGAGGTAGATGCTGAAATAAGCCCTATGACAGATGAACAGAAGGCAAGAATGCTTCAAGATGAAGACTATGTAGATACTTATACTAAGATACAGGATATGGTTCAAGCAGAAATTCTTAACCTTGTTAAAGGTAGAATTGAGGCTACTCCAGAAGGTAAAGAGCTGCTACAAAAACAATTGAAGATAGTCAAGAAGTTAAAAGGAAAGATTATTCAAGAGACTAATAGGGAAATGGAAATGTTTAGGAAGTTCAGGGAGTTCAGTAAGACACATCCTGAAGTGACTTATGAAGAATTTATTAAAGCAAGTATGTAATTATGGTGACTATTATGCAATTGACTGATAATCTGAAGTCTTATATCTCACTTCAGTTGGAATCTATGGCTAAGACTAATCCTATGATTGGTTTTATGAAACCTCTTATTACAAGAGCATTGGATAAGAACTTTAGTAAGGTAAGCAAGGCTTTAGACCTTATAGCTGACAAGGATGGTAATATAGACATTGAGAATATCCTCGCTGAAATGATGGAGAATCTGATGACTACCAATCCATTCACCTTCAAGACCTCATTTGTTGGAGACATAGAGATTGGTGGAGGAGAGATTAAATTCAATCTTCCATTAACTAATAAAAGACTGGTATTGAATATGACAGATTTAGAGACTTTCAAGGAAATGTTAATCACTAAAGACTAAGAATATGGATGAACTTATGATGTATGAGTACCTAAAGAAGAAAGGTATGGGTGGTATGAATGAGCATGAGTTCATGGATAAATTCAAGGATTTTATGGGTAAATATAGGAGAAGTTCAATGAGACATGGTAATGAAGGAGACTTTATGCCTATGGATGACTTCTATATGAGAAGACATAATAGACCTGATGAGTTCATGGATATGTTTGATTCAAGAGGTGATAGATTCTCTGATAGATTCAATGAGTCTGGCATGAGAAGTGGTGATATGGATAGGATGATGAGATACATGAGAAACTCAATGAGGGGTTCAGAGAGTGAACACTTTACTGAATCTGAAGCTAAATATCTTGTAGCTGATATGTATCATACTGAGAATGGCAGAAAGTACAGTGGTGAGAAGTTTGATATGCACAAGGCAAAGGAGATTTGTGAGAGATATAGGGGAATACTCCCTACATCTGCTACAGTTGCTGATGTATATGTTGCAATCAACTCTCAGTACCATGACTATGCAGAACTGTTTAAGAACTGGTTTGGTGATGGTATAGAACAGAAAATAGTTGAATCTGCTATTGTATTCTGGTTTAAGGATGCAGATTGCAAAGCTGAAAACAAGGTAGTAGAATATCTTGGAGAATAATAAGATAAGGGTAAGAGGTAATCTTACCCTTTCTTTTTGCCTATATTGCAAGTATTTTACTTATACAAGTAAAAGCAATTTATTTACCATATTGTAGATATGCAAAACTTTGCTTACCTTTGCACTGTTTTAAGAACAAAAAGGTAGAAGAGTATGGAAGAAGAACTTAGCTTAGATAACATCTTAGGAGCAGAGGAGATTGAGAATCTGTTTGTAGAAGATGATGAGACACAGGATACCCCACCTGCAAATGGGGAGCCTCCCAAGAAAGAGGAGGAGCCAAGTAAGGATAAAGAAGAAACTACTGAGGTTGTTGATGTAGATAACTTGTTTACTGATACACCAGAGAGCGTAGGTAGTGGAAAAGAAAATACAGAGGAAAAGGAAGATACCACTCCTAAAGGGGATGGCACTTCTCCCAAAAACTTCTACTCTTCCATTGCCAAAGCCTTGAAAGAGGAAGGTATCTTCCCAGACCTTGATGATGAGGGCTTATCTAAGGTTAAAGACCCTGAAGACTTTAGAGATTTGATTGACCAACAGATAAAGGCGGGTCTTGATGAAAGACAGAAAAGAATTGATGAAGCCTTGAATGCTGGAGTTGAACCTACAGAGATTAGAAAGTATGAGAATACTATAAACTTCCTTGATTCTATTAAGGAGGAGAATATCTCTGATGAAGGTGATAAGGGAGAAAAACTTAGAAAAGACCTAATTTATCAAGACTTTATCAATAGAGGTTACAGTAAGGAAAGAGCTACAAGAGAAGTACAGAAGTCTTTCAATGCTGGTACTGATATTGATGATGCAAAAGAGGCTTTGAAAAGTAATATTGACTTCTTCAGAGATAAGTATGATGAGCTTGTTAATGATGCTAAGTCAGAAGCAGAAGAGGAAGAGAAAGAAAGAAAGGACCAGGCTGAAAAGCTTAAATCCTCAATCCTTAATGACAAGGATGTATTTGGGGATTTATCAGTGGATAAATCTACAAGACAGAAGATTTATGATAATATAGCTAAGCCTGTGTATAAAGACCCAGAGACAGGAGAGTACTTTACTGCTATCCAAAAGTATGAGATGGAGAACAGGACAGACTTCCTAAAGAACATTGGGTTACTTTTCACACTAACTGATGGCTTTAAGAACCTTGATGGTTTGGTGAAAGGTAAAGTAAAGAAAGAAGTAAAGAAAGGTCTTAGAGAGCTGGAACATACTCTCAACAACACAGCAAGAACCTCAGATGGTAATCTAAAGTTTGTGAGTGGAGTTGATGAGGACCCTGAATCTTTCATAGGAAAAGGGTGGAATCTTGATGTCTAAGCCTATAGTATAGAGTAAAATAACTGATAAATTTAAGTAAAAATGGCTGGAAAATTAGGTAAGTTTCAAATGGTAGGCTTCCAACACTGGAAGGGTCTTACTAAGGAAAACCACCTTGGTTCTATCTTTCAGTTAGCTCCACAGAAGGCTACAAACCTAATGGTGCAACTGTTAGCTTATTACAGAGGAAAGACACTTGACACATTCCTAAATCAATTCCCAACAAAAGAGTTTGAGGATGATAATGAGTACTACTGGGATGTTATTGGTTCTTCAAGGAGAAACATTCCTCTTGTAGAGGCAAGAAATGAAAATGGTACTGTTGTTACAGATGCCAAGGATATGGTTGGAGTAGGCACTGCTCCTTTCTATTTAGTATTCCCTGAGGATTGGTTTGCTGATGGTGAGTACATTGTAGGTAATCTGAATGAAGTCTATCAGTTCAGAATACTTGGAGACCCAAGAATGGAGGGTACTAATGCAGTGTATAAGGTAGAGCTTGCTGGTGGTAATACAGCAGGTGTTCCTGCTGAAAGATTGCTTGCAGGTGAGAGATTCTCAGTTGAGGCTGCATTTGTTGAGAAGGAACTTTCAAGAAAGGTTGGTGATGTAAGATTTACAAGCCCTGTTTCTATGAGAAATGAGTGGTCTGTAGTAAGAATCCAACACAAGGTTCCAGGCTCTATGTTGAATAAGAAGCTGGCTGTAGGTATTCCTATTGTTAAGGAAACTGAGGGTAGATATACTAAGTCAGTTGCTACAATGTGGATGCACAATGTAGATTGGGAAGTAGAGCAGCAATTCTCTGAGTACAAGAACAATGCACTTGCATTTGGTAGAAGTAACAGAAATGCCAATGGTGAATACATGAACTTTGGTAAGTCTGGCAATGTTATTAAGACAGGTGCTGGTCTATTTGAGCAAATGGAAGTTGCTAATACTATGTATTACAACACATTTAGTTTGAAGCTTCTTGAAGATGCTCTATATGAGCTTTCTGCTTCTAAGTTAGACTTTGGAGACAGATACTTCTTGATTAAGACTGGTGAAAGAGGCGCTATCCAATTCCATAAGGAAGTACTAAAGACAGTATCAGGTTGGACACAGTTTGTTCTTGACAACAGCTCTATTGGTGTTATTCAAAAGACTCAATCTAAGTTGCACCAAAACTCATTGAGTGCTGGTTTCCAATTTGTTGAGTACAAGGCTCCTAATGGTGTTAGGGTTAAGATTGATGTAGACCCATTCTATGATGACCCAGTAAGAAATAAGATACTCCATCCAAATGGAGGTGTTGCATTCTCTTACAGATATGATATTATGTACATTGGTACAATGGACCAACCTAATATCTTTAAGTGTAAGATTAAAGGTGACAATGAGTATAGAGGTTATCAATGGGGTCTAAGAAACCCATTCACAGGTCAAAAGGGTAATCCTTATATGTCATTTGATGAGGATTCTGCTATAATTCACAGAATGGCTACTCTTGGTATCTGTGTTCTTGACCCAACAAGAACTATGTCACTAATCCCTGCAATCCTACAGGGTTAATGATAAAAAAGGAAAGTAGGATAACTCCTGCTTTCCTTATTTTATTTAATATAATTAAGGAGAAGATATGGCAGAAAAGAAAATGGAAGAGAAGGTGGACTATACTGTACCTGACTTTGATATAGACAATACAGAAACTCCACTACAAGAAGTACCAAAAGAAGAGGCTATTGTAAAAAGCCCTAAGAAGACACAAAAGAAAGTAGAGGTATCTGATGATGCCTTAGTTAGTTGTCTGAGAAATGAGAAAATTATTGTAAGACATGTACCTAAGCTGACAGGTATGTGGGGTAATAACCCTAAGCATGTATTGTCAGGAGGTATGGCAGAGGGTGCAGTTAGAACATTTGTAGTACCAAGATTATCTTCAGGTATGTTTGTTAATGTCCTTACAGACAAGGAAAAGGCATTTCTTGAGGAAATAATGGGTCTTGAATATAATGCACTAAGTATCTATAAGAAGGTAGATAATTTCTGGGATGATTCCAATGAGAATGGTATCAATAAGGTAAGATTGACAAAGCAGGATAACTACTTCAATCTATCTGACCCAGAGGATTATATCAGATATAAGATACTATTAGCTAACAAAGATTATATTGCTCCTTCACTGCAAGAATTGCAAGATACTCCTAAGGCTACTTATCAGTTTGTTATCATTTCTGAGGGTGAAGAGACTAAGGTTGCTAAGAATAACATGAGCACTACAATGATGTGCTATAAGGAGTTTGGTAAGATTGAGGATGATATTGATACATTAAGAGTTATTGTTGAGACTATTGATGGCAGACCTACATCACAGACTGCTAAACTTGAGTTCTTACAGACTAAGGTTAATAGCTTAATACAGGCTGATAGCAAGATATTCTTGAAGGTTATTACTGACCCAATGCTTTCTACAAAGGTTCTTATTAAGAAAGCTATAGAAGCAGGTCTGATTTCTAACAGGGGTAATTACTTGTACTTGAGAAAGGATAATACTCCACTTTGTGAGGCTAATGAAGAGCCTACATTGAATGTAGCAGCTAAATACTTAAACTCTCCTAAGCATCAAGAAGTTAAGTTTGCTTTGGAAGCTAAGCTGAAGTAGAAAAGAAAAAGAGTATGACAACACAGGAATTTTCTAATGAATTTGATGTTCTGTATAACAATATAATGAGCAATCAGGCTCCAGGTCTTGATGAGTATGAGAAGTCTATCTTCCTAACTAAGGCTCAGTTGGAAATATTGAAGAATTACTTCAATCCTAAGGGTAATAAGTATGGACAGGGATTTGATGAGAATGCTAAGAGACAGATAGATTTCTCTACTCTGATAATTGTTGCTAAACCAACACAATATACCCCTGAAGAAGGCTATGTCAAATTTGATGATAGAAGTCAGCTCTACAAGATGCCACAAAACATTCTACTTATGTTGAATGAAACAGGCATTAATACTGTAGATGGAGTCAGGAGACTGATTAGTATAATTCCTATGAATTATGAAGAGTATGCAAGACTTATGTCTAAGCCTTGGAAACAGCCCCTAAAGAATCAAGGTTGGAGGTTATTTCAATCTACTGGTGGAGTTGATTTCATTTCTGAGGTAGTCATTAAATACGATAGTACTTTGACTGATTACAAGATTAGATATGTAAAGAGACCAAAGCCTATCATACTTGCAAATCTGGCTGATGAGTATTCTAATGTGTCTATTGAAGGAATAAACACTATCACAGAATGTGAATTAGACCCTATTCTTCATCCAGAGATTCTTCAAAGAGCAGTAGAACTTGCAAAGTCTGCTTATACAGGAGACTTGAAGAGTAGTGTAGAACTTGGTCAAAGAAGTGAATAATGACAACTGAAGAATTTTCTAATGAGTTTGACACCTTACTGAATAGCTATTCTACCATAGAGGCATTTGGAAAGACACCCAGCACTATTGAGCTTGATGAATATGAGAAATCTGTATTTCTCACTAATGCTCAAGAAGAGATAGTGATAGGTATGTATAATGGCAAGAATCCATTTGGAGATTCATTTGAGAGGACTGAGGAAATCAGAAGATACTTGAGTGACCTAATAAAGACTTACACAACTACTGATAAGAAAGTAGGATATACAGGACTGTCCAAATCCTCTGTATTCTTTGAATTACCTGATGACTTGTGGTTCATAACCTATGAAGCAGTTAATTTGAAGGATGATGGATTAGGATGTATGAGTGGTGAAGACATCTCTGTAATACCAATCACTCAAGATGAGTACCATAGGATAAGGAAAAACCCTTTCAGAGGTACTAATGAGAGAAGAGCTTTAAGGCTTGATTTGAGTGGTAAGATAGTGGAGATAGTATCAAAGTATAATGTGGAGAGCTATCTTGTTAGATACCTTTCAAGACCTGCTCCCATTATATTAACTGATTTGACAGATAACCTGTCAATCAATGGCATAAGTGTAAAAACAGAATGTGAATTGAACCCTGTAATACATAGAGCTATACTTGAGAGAGCAGTGAAACTTGCCATCATAAGTAGGGTTCCAAATACAGGAAAAGAATAAAACTATTGTATAATTTAATATTAAATTAAAATGGCAACATTTAGTACAAATCAAGTAAGACAGCTTTATGTAGCAGAAGCACTGAAGGAGTCTTCTGTACTTGCATCAGATGCTGCTGGCTCTATTGCAGTAAAGAATGATCCTGCAAAGAATCACATGTATTTTGAATACAAGGGTGCTGACAACTTGATGAGAAGTGACCTAATTGACATCAAGAATATCCTTTATGCTAAGGCTACTGATGCTAATGATATGGCACATAAGTTGAAGGCAGTTACAGTAACTCTTGATAATGAGGTAAAGGCAGGTGCTTTTGTAGCTGGACAGGATTACATCCTAAGAATTGTATTTAAGCAGTATGTAGGTATGTCAGATGAGGACCAGTACTTCAAGTATGGTATGGTTCATGCCTATGCTGGTATGAAGGCAGATGAGTTCTATAAGGTTCTTGCATTATCAATTGCTAAGAACTTCAGTAGGGAGGTAGTACCTCTGATTAAGATTGAAGTACATAGTGAGACTACTAAGGACAAGGGAAGATTTGACTCTAATGGTTATATGGTTGTGACTCCTACTACTAAGGATAATGGTAAGGAGGATACTACTAACCCATACTATGCAGAAAATACCCTTGTAACTGATATTGATAGTATCAGAATTACTGAGGTAGAGCAGCCTTGGAGATTAGGTGTTATGGCACAGACTCCTGTGTACTTTACAGTACAGCCAGTTGCTGTAATGGTAAAGGGTGATGAAAGAATCTGGGCTACTGTAACTGAGGGTACAAATGGTACTATTGGTAATGGTAAGAAGATTGCTGACCTTGAGTACTTCTGCATGGGTGAAAGAGGTGACATCTATAGAGGAATTGGATTCCCTAATAACATTGTTACTACTTACCTTGTAGACCCAACAAAGACATATTACACATTTGATATTCACTATGCTTATGTTGGCAACAATGAGTCAGTTCAAAAGTCTGAGAAGGATATAACTATTGTATGTTCTGATAAGACAGTGTTCAATAAGATTGTTGAAGCCTTCAATAATGCAACTGATCTCACTATTGCAATTATATCCTAGGATAGTGAAAAGGTTATAAGGGGAGGCAAATAGCCTCCCTTTTGTTTTATATAAACATTTGATTATGGTACAATTTAATGAGTTAAGAATAACCCCTGATGGGCAGAAGCTGATTATAGATGTATCTGTCAAGGACTTAGAGTATTATACAAATGTATATCTTGATACTGTACAGATAGATACTCAAGATTCCTTTGTTGAGTCTGGTCCAAGTAGTAAAGTTGTATATACAGAAGTTATAGAAGGAAATACTAAGTCAGTCAGATTAGAACTGGGAACAGGAGACCTATTACCAGCTCTTAATGACAATCTTTTCTTTGTGTATATTAGGACTAAGGGCACTCCTGCTGCAAATACTCCTTGTGGGATGGATAACATTACTACATTAGGAGTTGTATCTAACCTTTATCCTCTGTACCAACATGCCTTTAGTTACATCAAAGAATTGGGAGATACTTGCTCTATTCCTAAGAATTTCATTAACTACATACTTCAATACAAGGCATTTGAACTTGCTATAAAGACAGGTCATTATACTAAGGCTATAAAGTATTGGAAGAAATTCTTTATGGGAATAAAGGATTCAGTGATAACTTCTAATTGTGGATGCTATGGACAAGGTACTTAATGAATCACTTACAAGATATTTTAGTGTCCTATCAAAGTTAGGATATATGAGTTATTCAGAAGTAGATAAGTTATTAGTGCTGATATTCATATATGATTTACTTGAGAGTGATTGTAAGTCCTTTATAACAGAAGAAGAGTATAGAATCATAGACAATGCCTTATATTGCCTGTATGGTTCTACCTGTTTAATACCTTATCCAGAGTATATAGCAAGCACTTCAATTTCTTGTACAGGTAAGTCAGTATAATTATTACATTAATACTTCTGACATAAAAATAGTAAAGTCCTTGCAGATATAAGAAATTATGCTTATATTTGCAGGGATTTTTAGTTATAGCTAATAAATAAAATTATGAGTACATATAAAGAATTAACATACATGGTACTTGATGAGTTGAAACTGTACTCAGATGATGCCTTGTACACAGAGGAGCATGTAATGTTTCTACTTGGTAAGTATAGGACATTTCTATTGAAACAGAGATACTCAGATGTAAAGAAGCAGATACCTGAGAGTAACTATCAGACTATATGCTTGGATTTAATTGAGGTACCTGCTATATCAGGTGAGCCTTGTGAAGGTGGTTCTTATCTAAGAAGCAAGGAAAAGATTCCTTTCCTAATGAAGATAGGCAATCCCAAGGTATATCCAGTTGATTACTATCAGGGGGAGATTACCTATATAAGCAGGGAAAGGATGAGATATGTGGGATATAATAAGTATCTGAAAAATATCATTTATGCTTCCATTGGTCCAGATAATTACCTGTATTTTAAGTCTTTCAATCCGCAGTACTTGTATCTTGAAAAAGCAAGAATGACAGGTATATTTGAAGACCCACAGGCTGCATCAGAGTTGCAATGTCCTGATGAGAATGGTGATACAGTATGTGATGTATTAGATAGAGAGTTCCCTATTGAAAATGCCTTGATTCCCCCACTCATTCAACTTGTAGTAGAGGAATTAACTAAAGCTGAATATAAGCCAGAGGATAAAGAAAATAATTCTGATGATGATTTATCAGAAGTAGTATCTAAATAGTGAGTTATGGAGTCTTGTCAAGAAGAGAAAGATAAAGGATTGGTTGATTTCCTAAACTCCATTAAAAAGGTAAATGAACCAAGGGTTCACAAGGTTAGAGGTTCCTATGGTGTATATGATGCCTATAAGTGGATAAGAAAGAATAGTTGGCTTAATATAGGAAGATGTCTTACAGAACATGAGTTCTATAGCATTATAAGGAAAGTCAATGATTACTTGGCTGATAGTTTCCTTCATGGTAATGATATTAAGTTACCACATAGAATGGGTAGAATAGAGCTAAGGAAATATGATGTGAGAGTTAGTCTTGATGGAGAAAAAGTCAAGACTAATCTACCTATAGACTGGGATAAAACTCTTAAACTATGGTATGAAGATGAGGAAGCCTATAAGGAAAAAACACTGGTTAAAGTGGAGGAAAAAGAAATCTTTAAGGTCTACTATAATAAGCAATTAGCAGACTATAATAATCAGGTCTTCTATGAATTTAATGTCAATAGAGAACTGAAGAAGAGATTAAAACAAAGAATAAAAGAAGGAAAATTAGATGCTTTCAAGATATGAATTGGAGTGATTTGTCAATGAAAGATAGAGCTTCTTATATTAAGTTAATGGTTGAAAATGGTATCTATAATCTTAATAGTATAAGAACTATATATAATTCCTTTGCAGAGGGAGGTCCTATTAAGGCAATAAGGGCTACTCCTACTTTGAAAAAGAAAAGCTGGGAAACTGATGAAGAGTATAAAGAGAGAATAAGTAGTTATAGTAAGGTAGACACTGCTGCCATTATAGCAGAGAATCAAAGAATAATAGAAGAAAACAAAAGAAACAGGCAACAATATTTGCAAACTGAAGAGGGTAAAAGAAGACAAGCTCAAATACAGGAAGAGGATACAAAGCTATTTAATAATATCAAAGTACCTATACAGAACACCTCCTCCTTAAATAGGAGTGCCAATATAATACAGGATTCTCTTCAATCTGAAGTTGATAAAGCAAAATCTTTAAGCCATGAGATTAAAGAGGACGCAAAATTGCAGCAACAAGAAAGGCTTGACAAATTAAATGATTATAAGAAAGGTATTGAGGCTACAACAACTGCTTTAGAATTAGGACTATCAGGAGCTTCATTATTAGGAGCTTATAGTAATTATAGGAATTGGGCAAATTCAGCAAATGTTGCTAAAAAGACTTTGGCTAATCTATTACAGAAAGCACAATTACCTATGCAAGTAGGAGGTACTATGATTGATGCTTATCAGACATTTGATGCTATACAGAGTGGAGAACCTTTTGAGACTTATTACAATGCTGCAAGTATGGGACTTGGAACTGCTGGTAGCATAGGAGCATCTGATGTATTCTTAAATAGCAGATTCCATAATCCAAAAGTAGACAGGGTTTTAGATGTGTTGGGAGTTCTTCAGAATACAGGAGACTTCATTAAATTTGGATATGATACTTTAACAGAAGATAAATAATGGTAAAAGAATATAACTACATAAATATAAGAGAAGCTCTGAGTAGAGTATTAAGACATCCTCTTCTTCAAGATGTAACTCTTGAGCAGGCTGTACAATATACCATTGACTTTATTGGTATATTTGGTATGCCTAAGTTATATCAAGATAAGGAGGAAGTACTTCATATAGAGGACTTTAGAGCTAAATTGCCATGTGACCTAATATCTATCAATCAGATTAAGGAATGTAAGACTGGTGTATGCCTTAGAAGTATGACTGATAATTTCATGCCAAGAGAGCACTATGATAGAAGTGCTGGTTACAAGATACCACAAGAGTTATCTTTCAAAACACAAGGACAAGTACTATATGTATCCTTCAAGACAGGAGATGTATCAGTGTCCTATAAGGCAATACCCGTAGATAAGGATGGATTTCCACTACTTATTGATAATCCTGTATTCCTGAAGGCACTTGAGGCATATATAAAGAGAGAGGCATTTACTATTCTATTTGATATGGGTAAGATTGCTCCTGCTGTATTACAGAATACTCAGCAGAGTTATGCTTGGTTAGCAGGTCAATTGCAGAGTGAATTTACCATCCCATCACAATCTGAGATGGAAAGTATATCAAGAATGTGGAACACACTTATACAAAGGACAAGTGAGTTTAATAATGGATTCTCATCTCTTGGTAATAAGGAATACATTAAACTACAATAACTATGCAGGATACTTGGTGTATTTATAGACATATATCACCATCAAATAAGGTATATATTGGAATAACAAGTAGGAAGCCAGAATTAAGATGGAGGCATAATGGTATATACTATAAAGGATGTAATAAATTTTATAATGCCATCCTCAAATATGGTTGGGATAATATAAAGCATGAAATATTAATAGATAATGCTTCCAAAGAAGAAGCCTGCATATTGGAGCAGATGCTAATTTCTCATTATAAGAGATTAGGTGTTTCCTATAATATTACTGATGGTGGAGAAGGTAGGATAGCTAAGCAGTCTCAAGAGTTTTGCAAGGAACAGTTAGATAGGATGAAGGAGGCTTGGAGAAATAATCTTGAAAAGTATCTGAATAAGAGAACTACTAAAGGTATAAGGAGAAGCATAGAACAAATAAGAAAAAGAAGTACTTCAGTGCTACAATTCTCTATAGATGGGGAATTTATTCAAAGATATGAATCTGTTACAGAAGCTTCTAATGTAGTAGGGGTATCCGCAAAAGCAATCAGAAATTGCTGTAATGGAGGATACTACTGTAGAAATAGGGACACCTATATTAATGTAAGACAGTCTGGAGGGTTCATATGGAAGTGGTGTAATAAAGAGAAAGGAGTAGGCATATGATAAAATTCGCAACTTTCAAAACAAAAGGAATGCAGAGGGACTTATCAGCTTCTGCATTTAACCCTGAATATTCTTATGAAAATAAGAATGTTAGGGTGATGCCAACTGATGAGAGTACTCTGCTTAGTTTGATAAATGAGAAAGGTAATAAGAAGTCAGGTATAGCAGGTGTAGGAGACCACATTAAAGGTATTCCTATTGGGCAAGCTTTAGTTAATAATGAGCTTATTATCTTTGCTGCTGGAGATGATGATTACAGGTTAGCAGATATAACTCCTAATATATTTGAGGCACCTGACATATTCCCTTGTGATGTTCTCATTACTAACCTTACTGCTGGGGAAGATACTGCAAATGATATTACTCCTGACCTAAGTTCTATTGGAGATATTACCCTTGTAGATTGTCCATATAAATTGAATATAGATGTAGATTCTATGTTGGATGATAGAATCTATAAGTTGTGGTTCAATAATGGTGTATTAACTGGAAAGAGATTATTTAGAGGAAATTTAGGATTCAATTATAAACACCCTATAGAAACTATCTCATTCTATGAGAATGCTGACATTAGAAAAGTGTATTGGACTGATGGTCTAAATCAGCCAAGAGTGATTAACATAGCTGCTGCATCTGATATAGTAAGCAAATGGAATACTGACTCATTCAACTTTGTGAGGGCACTTAGTCTGAATGAGGAAATCACTATTGAAAGGAATATTGTAGCTAATGGTAGTTTTGCTCCTGGAGTTATACAGTATGCCTTTACCTACTTTAACAAGTATGGTCAGGAGAGTAATATCTTTTATACTTCTCCACTTTATTACATATCATACAATAATAGAGGTGCAAGTCCTGAGGATAAGGTAAGCAATAGCTTTAATATAGAAGTTGTTAATGTTGATAGAAGATTTGATTATATTAGAATCTACTCAATACATAGAACAAGCATAAATGCAACTCCAGATGTTAGGAGAGTTGTAGACTTGGCTCCTCCTACAGGAGGGTCAAGTTACAAACTTAGCAGTTATGAGATTAATCTTCCAGCAGAGAAGATGACTATGTATGTGAGGGATGGATGGAAGCCAGAGTACACCCTTGACCAATATACACCTGCATATTCAGGTGCTGACTACAAGACTTGGAACTTTGATACTAATGTATATTATGGTATAAACTTTGGTAGTGGCAATCTGACTTGGAATACAGGAACTACATTTACTATTACCATAAGAAATGGTAATAAAGCTACCATGAGGTTACAGAATGATGGTAATATGAAGGGTACTTTAAGTAAAGCTAAAGTTACCTATACTGACAACGGTTCATCAGGAGATTCAGTAGACCCTACTGAATTATTGTATATTGGAGGTGAGGAAGTAGTATTTGGTACAATGGCTCAGAAAGATAATACTTTGTTCCTTGGAGATATTGAGACAAAGAGAAAAACTCTTGATTCAACTGTCAGGAATTATTTTAAGGGTAAAAGTATTACTTTCTCCTCTTATAATAAGAGCATAAGTTCCCCAGAGCCTAAAGGATATTATCCTTATAGTAATCAGCTTAAAATGAACTCCTATCAGTTCAAGACTTTCAAATATCTTGAATGGTATAGATTTGGTATTCAAGCACAACATTATACAGGTAAATGGTCTGAGCCTATATGGATTAATGATGTTAGAAATACTGTACACATAGATACCACTTTCTATAGTTCTAATAACATTGGTCTGCCTGTAGCAAAGTTCACATTGAATGATAGTACTATTATTAATAGACTCCTTGATAATGGGTATGTTAGGATAAGACCTGTTGTAGTATATCCTACTATTAATGATAGAGAGGCTGTATGTCAGGGTATATTATGTCCTACTGTATATAATATATCTGATAGATTTGGTAATTCACCATTTGCACAGTCATCTTGGTTTACGAGACCTAATGCACCATTTGACGAATATAAAGCCTTCCATTATAATCAAAATAATGAAGGTGCTTGGGGTGGAGACTGGATAGGATTAGGACAATTCTTAGGAAATCCATCTGCATATTCAAGGGCAGGTATTATGTCTAATAATAGGACTATAGTTACTTCAGAAAGGGCACAATACAATATTGATATAGTTAATAAGGGAGCTTGGGCTGAGTTTAGGCATAATAGACCTATCCCAGGCAATAGTAATAGAAATGCAGAAATTCAATGTATTTGGAATCCCCCTTCTGGTCCCTATGTTGATGATACTGCAACTGATTCAGATGTTGCAAGTTGGGTATCTAACAATGCAGAGAATTACTACATTGACCAATCAATACTTACTTTCCATTCTCCTGACATAGAGTTTGATAATGAAGTAAGAAGTATTGATACATCAGGATTGAAGTTAAGGATAGTAGGTATGGTTCCTCTAACTGCATTTGCCTCAGATATTGATATTCAGACTTCCACTCCTGTTAATAACTTCTATGATAGTTCAGAGTTGCCTGCTGGATTCTACAAGGAACCTATTGGTGCAGAAAATGATTTTAGTTATGCTGGGCTTGGAGTACATCTTGGTGATTCTCATTTTGGATGGAGAGGATTAATCTCTGGTGCCTTTTGGTTTGATGAATTAACTGCTTATAAGAAAGATACTGGTAATACCCAGCATCTTACCACAGGATTTGTTGTATACCCTTGGCATAGGAATGGTTCACTGAATAACACCAAGTATGCTACTGATGGCTATAGGTCTGCTATGCTTGACAAGAAGAAAATGTCTAATATGAGGTATTCATATAAGTCAGTCTACTTGGATTTAGGTAATATATGGAATGCTTATGCAAGTGGTAGTAGTACAAGAACTGGTATATCAGGAGTTGCAGTATTTGACTCTAATGAGGTATCACTTGTTAAATTACCTGCACAAGAGAACTCAGGTCTTACAGATATTAACTACTATGGTAATGTAGATAAGCTTCTTACTATCTTAAGAATTGGTGATAAAAAGGATGGCTATCCTATTATGACTACTGGAGTTCAAAGTGCAGAGACTAATGCACATACCCTGTTTAGTAGTGGTTATACGCAGATAGATAGTAGATTTACTGACCAAATTACAGGTACTGACCCTGTTAGGATTAAGTATAAATCTACTCCTCATGCTGTGTTAGCCTTGAACTATACTACATCAGGTGCTCAAAGAATATTACCTAATATTAAGGATGGTGATTATGATTATACTTGGTTTGTGAATGCACAGAACTCAGGTGCTCCAAGTGGTCAGCACATGTATTGGGATAAGTCAGGAAGTGCCAAGAGTGTGTCACAAGACACTATTATTACTGGTGCTCCAAGAGGTCCTATATCTGCTGTATCAAGTATTCAGCATGGATGGCTATGGTTAGGAGAATTGTATAATGACAATGTACAGAACAGGTTTGGTGGTCAGACAGAAGAAGCCTTTGAGAATAATACATGGCTGCCTTGTGGAGACCCAATTTCTCTTGTAGATACTAATAATGGAGTTAAGAGTAGTATTACTATCAGGTGGGAAGAAGGTGATACCTATTTCCAAAGATATGACCATATCAAGACTTATCCTTTTACTCTTGAAGACCAGAATGCAGTGACTGATATTGTATCATTCATGTGTGAAACAAGAGTGAACATTGATGGTAGATATGACAGGAACAGAGGTCAAACAAGTAACTTCTCAATTACTCCTGAGAACTTTAACTTGATGAATGATGTATATTCTCAGCCTAATAACTTCTTCAACTATAGGACAATTAATCCAAACAAATTGAACTTGGATAACTTCCATAATTCAATCACTTGGACTAAAACTAAGACTGCTGGAGAGTTGGTAGATACTTGGACTAACACTACTCTTGCTTCTACCCTTGACCTTGATGGTGACAAGGGTACTGTAAGGGCATTGAGAAGGTTCAATAACAATATATTTGCCTTCCAAGATAGAGGTATTAGCCAAATCCTGTATAATGAGAATATGCAGATTTCTTCTACTGATGGGGTTCCTATTGAAATTGCAAACAGTGGAAAGGTTAATGGTAAGAGATATATCTCTGATAGAATAGGATGTACTAACAAATGGTCTATGTGTGGAACATCTAATGGTATTTACTTTATAGATGACATCACAAAAGGTATATTCTTATTCAATGGTCAATTGAATAATCTATCAGATAGATTAGGTTTCCACTCTTGGATTAACAGAGCTTCTGATAGTATAGATATATGGAACCCAGTAGACTTTGATGGATTTGTTACCTACTATGACAAAGTTAATGGTGATGTATTCTTCATTAGTAAAGATGAGTGTTTAGCATTCTCTGAGCCATTAGGTCAGTTCAGCTCATTCTATAGTTATGAGAAGATGCCTTATTTCACTAACCTTGAAGACAGGGGAATTGCCTTTAATGTTGAAGGTACAGGCACACTATACAGACCTTGGCTACATAATGAGGGTGACTATAATATGTTCTTCGGAGTATATCAACCATTCTATACTACTGTAATAGCTAACCCAGATATGCCTGTAGATAAGATATTCAATAACCTTGAGTTTAGGTCAGATAGTTGGGATAAGAGTGATAATCTACTCAATACAACATTTGATACTTTAACTGTATGGAATGAATATCAACAAGGTACTTCTACTCTAAATAACATCTTAGGAAGACCTTCTGACCTAAAGAAGAAGTTTAGAATCTGGAGAGCTAATATACCAAGAGCCAGTGCTATTGGTTCTACTAAGAAAGGTAGGGATAGAATGAGGAATCCTTGGTTATATATTAAGCTATCTATGGAAGAAGAAAATGTAAATAAGACTGTATTGCATGATATGATTGTGCATTACTTTGAGTAATAATAGGGGGAAGGTAAGTTTATTACTTATCTTCCCTTTACTTTTTGGATAATATCCTTGTATAATTCAAATATTTTGTTTATCTTTGCAAACAAATTAGTATAATATGGCTAAAAGAAAAGTTATAAGAAAGTCTAACAGACCATTTACATACAACCCTCATTACTATAGTTGGGGTGGTGATTTCAAGGCTGCTATGGGTGGCACAGGAGCATTTGACTTAAAGAGTACTTTTAGTGGAGGCAATGTTGCTGCTATGCTGAAAGGAGGCTTAGCAAGTGGCATAGGTAGTGCAGTGGGTAATACTATAGGTGGTGCTATTAGTGGAGGACTTGAATCAGGGGCAGGTAGTGCAATCAGTAATATTGGTGGCACTATAGGTGGTGCAGTAGGTATGGTTAATCCTGTAGTTGGAGACATTATATCTGCTGGTACTGGTATTATTGGAGGTCTTACAAATAGGATGTTTGGCTCCAAGTTAAATAAGGAGAATATTGCTAAAGTTGAGGGAAGCAACAAGGCTATGAATACTGTTATGGTAGATAACAGTAGTGCTGATTCAGTTATGGACCAGTGGGCTAATCAGGACTTTGGCAAAGACTTTACTAAATCAGATATTGGTAAAGATGGTCTATTTAGCAGTAAAGCTAAGAAAAAGTATAGAGCACTTAAGAAACAACAGGGCATTGCAAGAGAGAGAGCCTTGTCTGCATTTGAAAATGCAGCAGATGCAGCAGATACTCAGGCTGACCTTAATGCTATGGCAAACTTTGCTGCCTTTGGTGGTCCTCTTGGTATATGGGAAGGCTATGGAAGTGGAGCAATAGGTTATGAATTAACTAAGGAGAACTTGGGTATTAAAGCTCTCAATGCTGCAAATAAAGGCAGATTAACTTCATTACCTAACTCATTTGAATCTCCAGAGTTAAATACCTTTGCTGAGGGAGGCAAAATACACATCAAGCCTGAGAATAGAGGTAAGTTCACTAAGTATTGTGGAGGTAAAGTTACCTCAGAATGTATTGCAAAGGGTAAGAGAAGCAGTGACCCTGCTGTAAGAAAGAGAGCTACTTTTGCTGCTAATGCAAGAAAATGGCACCATGCCTTTGGAGGAGACTTACTTACTCATGGTGCTGACTTTACTAATGGACAAATTATAGTAGGTAATGGTGGAACTCATGAAGAAAATCCTATGGAGGGTGTACCTATGGGAATGGATGCTAAAGGAAATCCAAATCTTGTAGAACAAGGTGAGGTTATATTCAATGACTATGTATTCAGTAACAGATTATTTGCTGATGGTGGTCTATTGGAGAGTTTTAATCTCCCTAAGTCTTATGATGGACATTCTTTTGCTGCAATAGCAGAGAAGTTAGGTGATGAATCAAAGGAGAGACCTAATGACCCAATAAGTAAGAGAGGACTTCTAAGTTCTATGTCCAGACTACAGCAAGCCCAAGAGACTGTAAGGCAACAGACTCAAGAGGGTCAAGAAGGAGTACAATATGCTCATGGTGGTAAGATGGGTACATTATTTGATGGTCTTGGTGATGTGCCTAACTTCTTAGATGGTGTAGATTATGGGGACTGGAAAGATTATGGTACTTTAGTAGAGCCTGTAGATAGTGAATATGTAGCAAGAGCTGCTGCCAAAAGAGCAGGATATGATGTAGGAAGTTCTTTACAGGATTACTATAAAAATCCTAAGAAGAAGGAAAGTAATAATCAAGTAGATTTAACCTTGTTAAGATATGCTCCTGTAGCAGGTGCTGCAATAGGATTAGGTCAGAACTTATTTAGTAGACCAGACTATACAAGTGCAGATGCAATACTTGAAGCAGCTAATCAGGCAGGAAATTACACTCCAATAGGGTACACCCCAATAGGCAATTATTTGCAATATAGACTTTTTGATAGAAACTTCTATCTAAATAAACTCAATGCACAAGCAGGTGCTACAAGAAGAGCTATTATGAATACTACAAGTCCTTCAAGGAATGCAGCCTTACTTGCAGTAGACTATAATGCCCAAGGTAGACTAGGAGACCTTGCAAGGCAGGCTGAAGAGTATAACTTGGCACAAAGACAAGCTGTTGAAACCTTTAATAGAGGTACTAATCAAACCAATGCTGAGATGGGACTCATGGCTGCAATGGCAAATCAAACGGCTGCATTAAAGGCAAGAAGTTCAAGGCTAAGTGGTGTTGCACAGGCTATGGCAGTAAGAGATGCTGTTGATGCAAGGAGAGGTGCAAGTATGAGTGCTAACCTTACTAACTTCTTTAATTCTCTTGGAGATATTGGTAGAGAAGAGTATAGCAGAAATATGATTATGAGTAATCCTGCATTATACTACTCTATTGACAGCAAGGGTAATGTTACATATAAGAATGGATATGAAACTCTTAGTGAAGCAGAGAAGAAAGAAGTAAGGGATGCTGCCAACAAAGTTAAGAAGAAAAAGAAAGCTAAGGGTGGTTATTTAACTATTAAGAAGAAGTAATATGGCTAATTATAGTTTAGTAATAAATTCACAATTCAAGCCATTCTCTTATCAAGAGATGCTGGCTCCAACCTTGATGGCTACTCAGGCTCATCAAGAGTTGGAGAACCAGTATGGAGACCTTGCTACTAAGGCAAGTGTATGGGAGGAAATGGCTAATGAACAGACTGACCCTTATGCTTACAAGATGTATAAGACCTATGCAAATGACCTTGAAGAGCAAGCTGGTCAGTTAGCAAGAGAGGGACTTAATGCTGCAAGCAGAAGGGATATGCTCAATATGAGAGTAAGGTATAGCAAGGAAATAACCCCTATTGAACAAGCCTATACAACAAGACAGAAACAAGCAGAGCAACAGCAACAAGCACTCCTTCAAGACCCAACATTGATGTTGAGTAGAAGAGCTTCTACTACAAGCCTTGATGATTATATAAGGAATCCTCAATTAGCTTATGATGCCTATTCAGGCAAGTTAATTACAGCACAGGCAGCAACTGCTGCTGCTGCATTAGCTAAAGAAATGCAGGAGAAACCAAGAAAGTGGAGAAACATCTTAGGCAATTCTTATTATGAGTCCATGATGCAGAGAGGCTTTAGTTCTCAAGAAGTGCTAAGGGCTATACAAGATAATCCTAATGCTGCTCCACAGTTAACAAAGATTATAGAGGATGCTGTTAATTCAAGTGGTGTAAGAGATTGGGGAGACCAAGCTACTATTGCAAGAGCCATTGACTATGCTAAACAAGGTCTATGGAATGCAGTTGGAGAAACTCAGTATCAGATACTTGATAACTGGAGGGCTAAGATGGCTGCTCAAGAAGCTATGCAGATTAGAACAGAAAAGAGAGCTGCTGCAAGACAAGCAGCAGAGCAGAAACAAGCCCAACTGAATAGTCTTGCTATCAATCCTTTGAATATCTATAGTAGTAGAGAGTTGAGTAAGGATGAGAAGAGGTATAAGGAGAATATGAAGAATTTTTCTAAGTACTTCTACAAAGAGAATGGTCAATGGAAGATGAAATATGCAGGATGGAAAGAATATAATAGAAATGCTACCTCAAGAACAATATTAGTAGGTTCTGGTAGGAGTACTACAAGACTTATGGACGTAGAAACACAAATGCAGAATGGTAGTAAGAAATTCACTCCTACTGCATTCAGACAGTTCATGGACAACATAGGTGCTCATAATGTGACAAAGGGTAAGTGGCAACCTGGTAATCTTGGTAATGTATGGAGCAGGTATGTTAATTCTTCAGCAGGGAGAACTTCAAGGTATGATGCTACAAGAGTTACTGAGTATGACTATTCTATTGCAGGTGCTCAGCAGGGTGATATGAAGGATGCTATTATGACTGCTGGTAGAGGATTAAGTCTGAAAGAAGTAGATTATGATAGCAAGTCTAAGAAATTCAAGGATACAGGTGAGGAAATCACTATGGAAGACTTGAAGAATAATAAGTACAAGGTAACTGCTACAAGGTTCAGTCCTTATGGTGCTACTGTAATGATACAAGATGATAAGGGTAATGTAAGAAGATACAGAATGCCTGCTGGTATCAATACAACTAATGAACAGAATAGGGATAGGGCAATAGCTGCTGCAAATCAATGGCAACATGTAGTTAATACAGGTCAATATACTGATGCAAGAGGTAATGTACATCAGGCTACTCCAGATGAGATTACTTATGCACAGCAACAATATGCTAATTCTATACAACAAGCCTACTTATTCCACTCTCAATTAGGAGTACAGAATAAGACAAAAGAACAAAAGTTAAATCCTTATGGATATTAAGATATGGCAAAAGAAACCAAAGTAAAGAATATAGATATTACTAAGAGTGGTCCAATGACTTTTAGAGATTTGCAAAAAGCAAATCAGGAGCCATACACTAACCTTAGTCCAGAGTTTAAGTCATTCAGTATGAATGTAGGGGCAAATACTGCTCCTACTTCACTGTATGATGCAAGGGCACATGGTGAGCAGATGGTACAATCATCCTTAGAGAGAACTGCTACACCTTGGGGTGAAAGTATGTTTGATGAGCCTACTGCAACTGAGGCACAGTTTCAGGAGTTAGGAGATATAAGAGCTGAAAACCAACCTTGGTATGCACAGATAGGAGCAGGTCTTGCTAAGGGTGCTATACTTGCAGGTACTACTTTCCTTGATGGTACTGTAGGTTTAATATTTGGGGCTGGTACTGCAATAGGTGAAGACAGATGGTCTGGTCTTTGGGATAATGACTTCTCTAAGGCTATGCAGTCTGTTAATGATTGGTCTGAACAAGCATTGCCTAACTATTATACAAGGGCAGAACAAGAGCAGCCTTGGTATGAAAATATCTTCACTGCCAATTTCTTAGGTGATAAGTTTATCAAGAACTTAGGTTTCACAGTAGGTGCTTTCTATAGTGGTGGTGTTACTGCTGCTGGATTGAAAGTAACTAAGTTACCTCAACTTATTGGTGCTATTGCCAAGTCTTCAAAGGTTCCAGCAATAGTTAATTCTGCTGTAGGTGCTACTGTCTCAGCAGTAAATGAGGGTAGAATTGAAGCACTCAACAATAGTAAGGATTGGTTTGAGCTTCATAAAGCACAGCTTGATGATACTTATAGAGATAGGACACAAGCTATACAGAATAGGTATGAAGATACTAAAGGTACTCTTGTGAGAACAAGAGAAGGTCAAATGGTAGACCCTGCATACATAGAATATCAGAATGCTATAAAGAAAGAACAGGAGTCTTATAATGCAGCTTTAGGCAAACTAAGTGAGGACAGATTGAAGATGGGTAATGCAGACTTGCTTATGAATATACCTATCCTTACTGCATCTAACATAATTCAGTTTGGTAAGTTATATGCTAATGGATTCAAGACTGCAAGAAAGGCTACTAATATAGTAGGTAAGGCAGGGGAATATACTGCTGGTACTACAAGATTAGGTGCTACTGCTGCAATAACAAAGGGTGCATTATCTGAAGGTACTGAGGAAATTACTCAAGGTATGGCTAGTAGAATATCAGGTAATTACTATTCTACTGATGTAAATAACTTCTATAAGTCAAAGACTGACCCAGAGGCTGCACAAGAAACTCTGAGTTGGACTAAATCATTTGCTGAGGGAATTAATGAGACAGTAAATGATGGTTCCTCATGGGAAGAGTTCTTTATTGGTTCTTTGACAGGTGCATTAGGTATGCCAAGATTTAGAGGAGTTAGAAGTGAGTCAGGTTCACTACAATCTCCTATTACTATTGAGGGTGGTGCCATAAATGAGTGGAGAGAATATAATGCAAAAATAGCAAGGGAGAATGAAATTGCTAACTATATGAACAATAGAATAAATTCTCCTGAGTTCAAAAATTACTATCAAGGACTTGTTAGGCACAATAAGTATCAGAATGATATGAATAGGGCTGCTGAGGAAGGTGATGAGTTCAACTTTAAGAATGCAGAACATGCTCAATTAGTATCTGATATTGCCATGTTTGATAATGCAGGCAAGATGGAAGACTTTACTACCTTGATTGATGCAGCTTTTGACACATCAGATGAGAACCTTGCCTCTATTGTGGAGAATACTACAACTACTCTTGAAAATGGTTCTAAGGTAGGTCCATTTGTTGATAAGAATGGTAATCCTATGTATGCTACTCTAGAGGGTAAACAGGAGATGATAGAGAAGTTGCAGCAGAACCATGATGAAATGACCAACACTATCAACAATTATCTGAAGATAAAAGATGAGCTTGATATTAAGACAGGTCAGCAATTATCAGATGACCAGCTTGAAGAATTGACATGGATGAAGTCTCAGATAGGCAACTGGGCTGAAAGGGCAACAGCTATGTCTGGAGAGGTGAAGTCAGCTATTGGTAATGTAATAGGTAACTTAAACTCATTCCTTAGATTCAATCAGCAAGTCAGAGACTTTGAAGGTCAATCTCATGCTGATTTAACTGATAGATATAAACAAGCAGATAAGAATGTAAGAGCCATTGAAGGTGCTATCAACACTCTTAATATGGTTAGAGGTCAGGATGATAAGGTACTGGCTCATACATTAGCAACTAATCCTAAGTTTGTAGATGGTCTTATCAAGGAAATTAATGAGGTAGATGAAACTGTACTTAGTGCAGATGAGAAAGAGGATATTACAACTAAGCTGAATGATATTGTCAAGTTAGGCAATGCCTCAAAGACATATAATGCAAAGTTAAAAGAGTACCTTGAGGACCCTCAAAAGCAAGCAGAAGACCATGCAAGAGCTGATGAGCAAGCTGTTCAAGAGGAAGTCAAGGAAAAGACTAATAGCATTAAATCCAAACTTAACTCTGCTACAAGTTTAAATGAGTTTAGAGCTGTAGTGGATGAAAACTTAGATAATATTGAAAATGTAAATGATATATTAGATGAGTTAGAGAATGAGGGTAGTGAAATGGCTAAGAACTACAGAGAAACTTCACAACACAATAATGAAGTGAGGAGAGTTCTTAATGAGTCAGATGCAGAACCACAAGTTAAGCAAGATGCTATGAAACTCCTTCAAGACCAGTTCAGTAACTCTGAAAACCTTGAACAGTTAGCTAATCCTAACTCAATTTATATCAACAATGAGAATGCCTTTGATGAAGATTCTGAAGGTGATGTTGAGTTGTCTGCAACAAGATTCCAGGAAGCTCAATATGCTTTGCAGAATGCAATGTCAAAAGTAAACAATGACAATAGATTCAAGGATAGATTCTCACCTGAATATAAGAAGCCTATAGAAAAAAGAGAGGGAACTGTAAGAGGTGATGATAGGACTGCTACAGGAGACAGTGGTACATCTACTACTCCTGCTGTAACAAGTAGTGGAGACTTACCTACAACAGAATTGCCTGTAGGTAATATAACTGCTGAGATGGTTAATGAGGAGAATAAGAAAGCCAATGAAAGGGTAGAAACTCCACAGAGACCAAGTAGAGATACTTCTAATCAATTCTATAGACCTGCTATACCTGAATTGCATATAGAAGCAAGTAAAGAAGGAGACTTTAGACCATTTGATATTGTAGTAAATGAAAGAGAAAAGAATGTAGATTTCTCTGGCATCTATGGTTATCTAAGAGACCAAGGAGCATTCAGATATGTAAATGAGGGTAACTTAAAAGCAGGTGATGAACTTGGCTTTATGATTGACCCAGACTATAATGAGAATACAATTTTCATTGTAGACAAGAGAAACAACCAAGTAGTAGGTAGTTTGGATGAATCTGATTATAGTGTTTCAAGGTATGAAGGATTAAAGGGTCTAGAAGAAAGAATAAAAAAGGAGTACACTAATAGGGAAGAGGACCCTCTTCAGCTAGAAGTGAATAAATTTTTAAATGAAAATCCTACAGATAACCCAAGAAGGAGTGTACAAAGAGAATTTGCATTAGGATTTAATAGAGTTACAAGATTAGTAGAGAATTGGAAAAATAATAAATCTACTAATAAAGGAAAATTTATAGCTTCTCCTACTACAAAGGTATCTAAGGTAATGGTAGGTAGGATTCCTTATGGTAATACTGAGAGAAGTCTTAAAGATATTTCTAATGTATCTTCAATTGATAGAAAGCCTATCTTTGGTATTATAAAGAATGGTGTTCTTACTACTAATAGTAAGATTGATGATAGTCTTATCATCAAGCCAGTGGATATGAGCCAAAAGGAAGGTAGATTATATCTGCTTATACCTAATGGAGCTGGTAAGTACTCTCCTGCTGCTGTAAGAGTTAAGCACTTCAATAATGAGGGGTTCAACCTAAATGACAGTTCAGTAAGTTCTACTCCTGTTGGGGAAGATATAAAGAATGCCATTACTAAGTTATCAACTGCTACATCACAGGATGATGTATCTGCTGCTATGCAAGACTTAGCACAAGACCTGTATATGCAGGATATTATGGTTACTTGGTTTAGTAGTAAGGCAGGTGATGGTATTGTTATCAGTAAGAAGGTAAGAAAGCCAGATGGTACTTATGAGAAAGTAATCATTAATGGAAAGGAGCAAATCAAGGAGGACAAGTATGATGTATATTTCTCTACAAGTAGCAAGAGTGCAGAGATTGGAGGTATAAACTTTGATGCAACTGCTCTTGAAGACTTGGGAGATACAAGTGCATTAGGTACTCCTAAGAATCCTGAGGATATATACAATGAGATACTTGGACATCTTATCAAGTTCAATCTTCCTTTACAGGTCAGCACAAGAAGAATAAATGAGGGTGCATACAACAACAGATTGATAAACTCTAATATCCTTACTTCAAATATTACTGAAGCTTCAGTAAGAAGTAACTGGTTCACAACTGATTACTTTGATAATGAGGGTAATCTGCATCAGGCTATAAGCCCAGCTTCTATAGCTCCTCAACCTAAGAGGAAAGCAGAAACTCCTGTAGGTGGTACCGAAGGTGCTATAAAGGGTATTTATATGCAGCCAGCAGGATTTACATATCCAGTATATGTAGATTTATCTACTCACACTATAAGGGATAATCAAGGCAAAACTGTCATTATTAATGAAGATTCAACAAAATTATTATTTGATTTAGCTTGGGCACAAGAGAACTTTGGAGATGCTACTAATTCCTCAATGATGGTAGATAACAAGGTTCTTACTCCTGATGGTAAGGTACTTGACAGAAGTAAGCAAGTATATCTCAGTGGTCAGGATGCACAAGATGTAAAGGATACTATTGCAGGTAGAAAGAAGGAAAGAGAGGATAGAGTTGCCAAGTCTAAGGAGGTTGTCAGTGAAATATATGAGAACCAAAAGAGGGTAGATAAGACAAGAACTGATGGTGAGTTTTATTATGTACTTGAAGATGATGGTGAATATCACCAGTATAGTAGAGTACATAGCAGATTAGGCTCTAATTGGGTAGAATCTGACAAGCAGACAAAGGCTCTTGAATTAGCAAGACTTAATCTTAGCAAGTTTGTAGATAATCCTACTCAGTATGAGAATTACCTGAAATACTTGGAGAACAAGTTTAAGGTAGACTTGACTGCTTATAGAGGAAAGACTGATGCCAAGAGTAGAGATACTATTGTGAATATAGTAAGAGACAAGATGTCTGGTACTAATTCACAAAGGGCACTTGATGCTGGTTCAGCAGTAGATAGTATCATCAGACAGTACTTTACTATAAGAGATGTATCTAAGATAGTAAGACCATCCAATATGTCAGAAAATGCTTTCATAGATTTGATTACTTCCCTTAATAGGATTAAGTCAAATATGGAGCAAATGGGAGAGAGATTCCTTGCTGATAATATTGTATTGTTCCAGAAATATCCTGATGGTACAAGAGTTGCAGGTGAGGTTGATATTCTTTCTATTGACAAGGATGGTAACTTTAGAATCTATGATGTAAAGACAAGTAGATACAGTTTCTATGACTTTACAGATAGATATGGTCACAAGGTTAATTACTTTACTACTCCATCTGCTACTCAAAGAATGAGTGCAAAGGATTACTATACTTTACAACTTTCTGCTTACAAGAACCTATTTGAATCTCAGTATGGTGTACCAGTTACTAAGTTAGCTGTAATGCCATTTGTATTGAGTTATAATAAGGAGAATGTATCATCAGTACAAAGTGAAAAGGGTATTCCTATTACATATAATCCTGCTGTTAATGTGCCTTTGGTAAGTGCAGTTAAAGTAGATAAATCTACAGAAACTCCTGCTACTCCAGCACAAGCTCAGACAGTGTTACCTATCTTTGAAACTTCATTAGAGATACAGAACCCTATTGAGGATTTGACACCTGAACACAGTATGAATAATGCTGATGAGGGAGTAGGTTACTTTGAGTTGGATGGCAAGTTACATAAAGGGTATTTAACTCCTATTGCAGGTATTACAGAAGTAGATGTCCATATAACCAAGGTTCCTAATATAACCAAGGGATTTGGCAGACAGGGAGAAGCAGCTCATGTAGCTTCAAATAATTACTATGCAGTATTTCCTAATGGTAAAACATTCTTACTTATAAGGAATAATCCTGTACAAGGAGGTATGAGTGAGTCTCAAGTTGAGGATTCCATTAGAAAAGCCTTATTAGGTAATCCTCAAAGAATGAAAGACTTAGCATCAGAAAAGACTATATTGTTTGACCCTGATGCAGTACCTACTGTAAGTGTTGCTCCTATTACTACTGTAGAGACTCCTGCAACTATTAATCAAGGTAATACCCAGACAGGTGCTGCCTATACTGCTCAAAAGGAAAAGGCAATAAATGACCATGATGAGGAGTTTGAGGATGAATTTACTTTAAGAAAGGCAAAGGATACTACAACTCTTGTATGGAATCAAGAGAAAGAACTTAAATGGCTGAATAAAGTACTTCCTCAGTTAAGTGAACAAGATAGAGTAAAAGTAGTAAAAGGTCTTATTAAAGTAGGTAAGAGAGGTACTTTAGCTTGGGGTCAATTTGATAAAGGTGTAATCACATTGTCTGACATAGCTGCTGAAGGTACTGCATACCATGAAGCTTTCCATGCTGTATTCAATCTTCTTCTTGACAATGATGAGAGACAGGCACTATATGATGAAGCAAAGAAGTTATATGGTGAAAAAGACAATCTTTCTCTTGAGGAAGACATGGCAGAAGGATTCAGAGAGTATGTTACTACTAGACAAAATGCTGGATTATTAGGTAAAATTAAAAACTTCTTTAAAGACTTATGGATTAAAGTAACTAATTGGAATAGTGTTAGACCTCATCTTACTGCATATTATCAAATAATAAATAGAGGAGAATATAGTAATAGAGAATTGCCTGTAGAAACTATTAGTCAAGCTAGAGCAAGACAAGAAGAATACTCTAAAGAAATGCAAGATATTCTTGCTAATGCTAAGAGAGATTCAGAAGGTAATTTATTAGCTCCTAATGGTAAGGTTTCTAATCTTAATGAAAGACAATATGCTCAAGTTAGAACTAAAGCCTTTAAAGATTGGTTTGGTGATTGGGAGAATGGCCCAAAGAATGCTTCTAAAGTAGTTGATGAAAATGGTGAACCTTTAGTTGTTTATCATGGAGGTAGTAATACTAAAGTATTTAATACTAAGGGAGGACAATTTGGTGCAGGAATTAAAAAAGGTGATATAGGTACTTATTTTACACCTTCTGAAAAAAGTGCTAGAGGTTATGAAGAAATTTATAATTATAAAATTGGAGAAAAATGGCTTACATTAAAAGAATTAGCTGATAATGGTGAATTATCTGAAGAAGATATTAAATCTTTAGATGAGGCTTGGGAAAACGAAAAGCCTAATACTAGAGCTTTTTTCTTAAATATAAGAAATCCTAAAATTACTAATTTTACAGGAGACAATACAAAAGGTTTTAATAGTGAAGATAGTAACATAGGTGATAATAATGATGGACAATTTATTAATATAAATAGTTCAAAACCTAAAGAATATGTAGCTTTTAGTCCTAATCAAATCAAATCTGCTACTGCTAATGTAGGAGCATTCTCTAGAACCAATGATGATATTAGATATAGAGAAGTACCTAATTCTTCTTTTGAGTCCTTAGATACAGAGATGCAGGAAAATCTATTGAAGAAAGGTTGGACAGCAGAGAAGTTTGATTCAATCTCTCAAGAGGAGAGAGACCAAGCTATTAAATGTATAGCCTTTTAGTCAGTAGGATGAAATTTTTTATTAGGGAAGTAACAGAAATGTTACTTCCCTTTTATTTTGTAGGAAATAAAAAAAAATAAGGGGAGGAGTAGAACTTAATCTACTCACTCCCCTTTCTATTATTAACAATTAACTTTATTGCTTAAAGAATGGAATACCTTTCTCAGGATGCAAATCTCTATAAATGGTCTTGTTCATTGGAATAAGTGGAGATTCAAAGAATAGTCTTGTTGCTTTAGATTCTCCCTTATATCTACCTGACTGCATCAAAGCATCTTCACCTGCAAATGTCTCATAATTAAATGGATTCATAAGTCCAATTAAATCAAGAGTATTCTCAAGAGTATTAATGCCAGCAGCAGGAGACTTTATAATCTTCAATCCTTCTCCAACCATCTGAGGTCCAGGAATCAATGAACCTAATTCAGTGTATAATCTTCTTGCCTGATATTCTGTCATCTTAGCCAGCCAAGGTCTATCCTTGTCATCTGACCAGTCCATAAGACCAAGCACAAGTGCTACTGCCAAGAAATGACCAACCTCAGTTGCAGCTCTCTTGATATTTGCCTTTTCAGTCTTTGTAAGTTGGTTCCAATTTGCAGCTAATGCAAACTGACCTTCCTTCAGCTCTTTGGCTAATTGCCACATAAATCTTATTGTGGTGTTATAATAACCCTCTGTCCATGCTTGCAAATCATAGTTATATGTGGCAGACTTGAATCTCCTATTTAGACTTGGCTTTATCCATTTCCTAAACATAACACCCATTCTACCTACAGCTAATCTTTGCATTGCACTCCTATCAGCCTTATTGTAAATACCGTGCATTCTCTGATTTATAGCAGCAGATTTCCTACTAAATGCTATAATATCATCTCTTGTAAATGCAGAGCCATCTTCCTTAGTATAACCTTGCTTTAACTGCAACTTAGCACCTAATTTCTTGTTGTTCTTATCTATAGGAACCACCTCCATAGCATCCCATAAGGAAACTATTTTACCATCAGGAGCTTTCATCTTATAAGCATCTGCAAGTGCTAATGAAGTTCTATTCTGCATCCAATGCTCACCAGCATTATTCATAAGGAACAGGGCAGAAGTACCAAACATTCTACTGAACCAAGTCTTTCTGTCAAAGTTTACCTCTTTAACATCAGTTTCATACTCCTGCATTACATTGAATAATTCATCCCACAAAGCAAGCTTGCTTGTCTTGACTCTATTACCTATCTCAGCTAAGTACTCTGGCAATGCTTTACCATAATTTCTATCAGCATGTAAGGTATTGGATTCATTGAAGAACTCTCCAGAGAAAGACTCAATTCTCATCATTACTTTACCTGTAGCCACATTGGAAATACCTGATAGTACATTGACAGCTAATGTATTGAGGGAAGTCATCCTATTAACAAAGTTAGCTACCTTTCCTTTATCAATCTTAGTATTACCAAATGTACCCTCATCAGCCATATACCTGCCATATACCTGCATTTCAAAGAAATCATTCAGTCTCTGCATGAACCTTGTTTCATCACCAGACTTAGTGAGAGTAGATTCAACTTTCCTACCTACAGACTTGAACTTTTCAACCAGTGGTTTACCACCTCTTGTCTGTATAATCTCCCTTTCTTTCAGCATATCTCTGCCAAGTTCAAGAACATCAATTACTTTATTCATTTCATTGAAGTCATTAGCCATAGCTGCATAAGCTGTGAGAGTAGATACTATATCAGTAGATAGGTCATTAGGACTTTCACCCTCTTTCATCTTAGTATAGTAGATAGGAAGTACTTGTACCTCTTTACCTTCAAAGTCCTTTACTGTAGCTCTGTCTCCAAACTCAGTGTCATCAGTCCTCCTAATGAATTCATCTTTTACACTTTCCCACAGTTGTTTGGCTCCAGACTTTACACTATCAGAGGATTTCACTCTTTCAAGTAAGTCCTTTCTGATTTTAACTGCATTAGTTAAGGTAGTGTACTTGTCAGGAAGATATGAATCCAGCTTGGCTTTTATCTCCATAACCCTATTGTAGTATTCTTTTTGGGCAGGATTCAAATTCTGATAAGCCTTATTGCCATAGATTGATACTTTAGGTTGCTTCTTTCCATTGACTACTTCCATATTAGCATCAAACCAAGCCTGTCTCTCTTTTCTGTACTTCTCTGCATTATCTCCTACAGGATTCTTGCCATACTTCTCATTGAGGGACTTGAACATTTCCCTGACTTTCTCCTTGAATAAGCCTTGGTTAATCTCAGAGATATAATTACCTGTAAGATTACCTTTGCTGTCTCTTTCAAACATCCAATCAGTGTTCTTAATTCCAGCTTGCTCTAACTTAATGGTAGCAGCTTGAAGCTCCTTCATAACATTGATAGTCTCCAACCTTGCATTTTCTTTACTCTTCTTGACAGCTTGGTCCATAACTTTCAGCATATAATCTGAAGAGTCTGCCATAGAATCAAGCCATCTATCAAAGAAAGATATATCCTTGTCAGCTATCTTAACCAAGTCTTCAGCAGTCATAGTCTTACCCTTGTACTTGCCAAAAGGAACAGTTATACTTTCCCCTACAAAAGGTTTAATAAAATCAACAAAGAGAGGCATTGCTACATTGTTGTATCTGACAAACAAGTCTCCAAGTAGTGTAGTTGTGTTGTCTAACACAACCCTTACCCTTTGACCATATCTATTGTCTGCATATCTCTCTTCATCAATAAGAGCCTTTCTAATATCATCAGTAATGTGCTTGTAACTGTACAAGTAGTTTCTGACATCTCTTAGAACACCAGCTCTTTCATTAACATTGGTAGCAGGAGTATTCTGCAACATAGTAAGCCTATCACTTACCTTGGTTAATTCTTCAAGAGCATTCTCAACAAAAGTATAGATACCTTCAATCTCATTGTTGTCAGCTAATTCAATATCCAATCTATCAATGAGTAACCTTTGATTAGCACTAAACTGGCTATTAGGATTTCTCTTTTCATAAATCTTCAATCTCTTCAACTCATTCTCAATGATTCCTTGAAGCAGCTTTTTATCTCTTGCCACTCTCTCTGAGGTATTATAAAACACCCCACTTGAAGTAATATTGCTAATGTCAATAGCCTCATCCATACTACCATCAAGGATTTGCTGTGCTAAAGAACCAAAGTTCTTATCAGCCTCCTTCATAGCTCTTTGTATAGGACTTGCATTCAGATTCTTGAAGAAATTCTTAACTGCTTGAATTACTCTTTGCAGCAGATTACTGTAAGGGGCAGATGGGACTTTCTCTCCTTGAAGGAGATGTTTTGCAAGTAATTTACCCGCAGCTTCCTTTGCCAACTTAGCCTCATCACTATGATATAAGGTATCATAGGTGTCATAGTCCTCACCTATAATTTCTCTTGCCAATCCATTGGAAGATATGTTATTGATAAGTCTATTGATAAGTGGATTATCTCCCATAGCTTCAATGGCAAAGTGTGCAAATTCCTCAGGAAGTGCTCTTTCACCTTGAATACCATTAGCAAGCCTAATCATTTCAACAAGACCATTTGCTGCATTTCTCGCAACATCAAAGTCAGTTACACCATGAATACCCATTCTCTTTTCAAGGTCAGTCAAAGCACCTATCCCTATTCCATGAGATTCAAGAATACCTCTCAACCTATTATTAAGGTTTTCATTGTATTCCATCTTATCTGCATCAACAGAGTTAAGCCTGTTTCTTTTCTCAACCTTTACTCCAATGAATACTCTTGAAGATTCAGAATCTTGTATCTTGATTATGTTAGCTACATAATCATCACTATACTCTGAGTTCTGATTAAAGGCTATAGCCTTCTGTTTCAACTTCTGATAATTCTCATCATTGTTTACCCATAAGGCTGGTCTGTCCATTCCCTTCTTATAATACCCTATTTCTCTATTAAGCCTTTCAAGTACTTTAGTCTCTGGGATGACCTTACTAAGATTAGTCTGCTTTAGCAAACTCCTCAATGTAGGTTCATTGTTTTCATCTAATGTTAATCTTGGTTGCCAGTCCTTTATGAACTGACTGCTTTTTGTGATAAGATACAGTCTTGTAGTTTCACTTCTATTGTTAGAGGTGAAGGACAGCAAGTCCTTGAATAACTTGCTGTCCACTACCTGACCATTTCTATTCTTCACCTTTGGAATAATTGCACAACTTCTTGCCATATCTTATAAACTATATAATGTTGGAGCACCACAAATATTATCACCATTCTCATCCTTATACTCTGTATTAGGCTGAAGAGCTGTTACATCATCAGCCTTAGGAGCAGAAGTATCAAGAGGAGTGCCATATACCTGTTGGAAAGCATCAGTATCTACTTGTGGAATAGAATCCCAATACCCTTGAGGCATATTCTGATAATCAGGCATAGAATCATAATCAATCTCAGCATCTCCAAGGTCAAATCTTGACAATGTATCTGCATAAGGGTCATAATCTTTCCTATTCTTATCAATTACAGTTTCCATCTCCTCTACATCCTTGCCATATTCATATTCAATAAAGCTGTTTCTGAAACCTAATGGTTCAATCCTTTCATAGGTTGCAACATTAGTTTGTTCAGTACCTACAGATGATAGTTTGTAATAGACATAACTTCCTCTGATTCTTCTACCTATATACTTAAAAAAGTCATAAGCAGGACCATCAGGAGTATCTATCCTTTTCTTGATAACTTTCTTATCTCCAAAGGTAGCATTATCATCAATTACAAATGTAACTTCATCCTTAACTTCATTATCCTCTCCTATGAATTGGACAGAGGCTGTATCAGGGATTTCAGGAACCAACTTTCTATTATCCAAGTGGTTATAGACATACTGGTCTACAAATTGACTATAATCATCACTTGATGACAAGAGAGTTCTCAATGTATTTATGTACTCCGGGATAGCATTTCTCACTGCCACAGGTGCCAAATGGATAAAGGTTGAAGGTCCAAATGCAAAGCCATTCCTATAATAGCTGTATCTGAATAAGTTAAGAGCAAGTTTTTGAGCTTCTGGGTTACTCATATACAATAGAGATGCCCAATCTCTCATATATCTTTCTCTCAAAGTAGGACTTAATTGACCTACATTCTTAAACACTACTGTGTCTACAGGATTACTGTCATTTGCCCTGATTACCTTGAGTCTCTTAATAAATTCAAGGTCAGCTATATCCTCATTATCTGTAACCACTCTCTTGAAGTATTCAGGGAAGTTATTGATGAAATCCTTTCTCTTGTCAGAGGAAGTCACAATAATATCACCTACTTCTGAGTCTGGGTTTACAATCAATTCAGAACCAAAGAATCCATTCTTTGACATGATGTAGGCAAGCAAGTCATTATAAATACTGTTCATAGTCTTTACATTTAACTTACCAGTCTTTGTCATGTCTTTAAGGTCATCAATTACAGCTCTGAATGATTCAGTATATTGAGGGAAGTAAGACCCTAACATTTCTTCTGTTTTCTGTAAGCCAAGAGTATAGAAAGCCTGTAAGAAAGGAAGAGGAGCTGACAATAGTCTTTCTCTTAGAGTGTCAGTGTCAGGATTGTCTGATAACAGACCATCAAGTATTACATTGGCATTCTTCAATGGGAACTTGTCATTATTCTCTATCTGGTCTAACAGGTCTTTCACTTTCTGCATCTTCAACTCTGTATCTGCAATAGTAGGACCAGCAGCACCTCCTTGGGTATCAGACCTTGTAGCCTGTACTAACTGTCCTAAAGCATCAGCAGAGTTCATAATTCTCTTGAACAAATATCCAACTGCAACTTGTTTCTGATAGAACTCAATCTTTCTGAAATCAGAAGTCTGAGACCTATTAGTAACAGCCTCCTTAGCAAGCATTATATTGTCTGCAAGCTCTTCAATATAGAAGCTATTATTCTTGTAGTTATCATAAGTCAAGTCACTATTAAGAGCAGCCTTCTCCTTATACTTATCCAGTACTTCATCAATGATAGTATCTTTGCCTTTGCCCTCTCTACTCTCCCTGAAATAGGTCTGAGTAATCTCTTGTACAATAGGCTGCATCATTAACAGACCTATCTCAATAGGATTATAACCTAATCTTGAGAGAAGCATAGAAGCATCAGCAGTGAAAGTATTCTGATTAAGTGCTGCAAGCACAGGGTCTTTAACATTATCCACAGAAGCAGCCAAGAATCCAGCATTATTCTTTGAGATAAATTCCTTGTCACCATTCATAATATCATGTAGAGATGTAAGTCTCTTCCCATTCAATACAAATGAGCCATTTTCTTCATCCAAAGCTAACTGAGTATGTTGCATCAAAGCATGGTTTGCATTATGGTTGGCATAAATACCAATCAACTTAGCACCAGTCATGTTCTGTTGATGTAACATTACCTGAGTTCTTGGTGATAATGGGTCCATCTTGACCTTTGTTTTCTCTGCCAACTTATCAAGAGTATCAAGGTCTAAGTCAAATAGATATGAAGCAATAGACTTGGGATAAAACTTTACACCTTTCTGTACAGTCTTATTAAGTTCTACACCCACATCCTTTAATGCTTGAGCCAAGTCACTCTCATAAGAAGAGTTAAGAATAGACATGATTCTTGCAGACTTCTTCTGATAATCAAAGCCACCTGGGTTAAGAATCTTTGAAGCTGTATCTGCATTAGTCAGGACTCCATACATCATATCTATCAACAAGTTATTCCTTGCTTTAAGACTATTCTCCTGTGGAGACTTGTTGAAGTCATACTTTACCTTTTCTATCTTCTTCCCAATGAAGTAATTCTTCTTATTAGTTTTAAACCATTCAGAAAATTTCTTCTGTGCAGTTTCAGAGAATTGGTATCTTTTAACATCTTCTTTCTTTAACCATTTATTAAACTCTTCTGTAAAGTCAGCTATGTCATCCAAGTCTGCTGCCTCATCCCAATCTTCAATCTGCTCTTTAATAAATTGTGTAAGTGCCTCACCTAAGTTTCTATCAATCTCATCTACAATATCTGGGTTATTAAGATAGAAGTCATCCCAAGCTCCCTTGATATTATATAGTTCCTTAATATTAAACTCAGGTAACATGATATACATCTTATCCACATCAAAGTCAGAACCTGACAGGGTAGTAATCTCAGCAGGAAGCATGATTGCAGAACCATTCTGTTGAGGAAGGAATCCCTTAATATACAGAGGAGCCATTGAGTACTTATCCTCTGTTGGGACTCTATATCCAATCAACTTTCTCAAATCCTCAGGAAGTTTAGTTACATCAAGCTGGTGAGTATTTGGGTCCATGAGAGGCTCATAGAACTCTCTACTATATGCAGGCATATAACATTCAAGATACTTAATCCTCTTGTTAGCACCTTCACCTTCAAATACTACATGAAGTTCATCAGTCAAGCCATAATCAGATACCTGAATTAAAGCTCCACCTCTAATCTTCTGTTTAGTAATTCTACTCTTGATTACACTATTAAGAAGTGTCTGTACTCTTTGAGATTGCACAGGGTCAAAGAGAGGGATATTGAAGTTGTTGTTCTCATCAAGAGTACAAGCCCTCATCATATCCATACCATATCTTTGATTACCTCTTATCTCTTCAAGTAAGATTTCTTCTACCTTCTTTGGGTCTTTGAATATCTCATCTACATCAGCAAATGCTTGAAGAATATTCTCAGTGTTGATAGCATTGTACAGGTCAAGCCACTCTTTCTTAGTCATCTTCTTACCATTAACCTCAATGATTGTATCATCAGAGATGTCAGCAGTAATTAGCTTTCTAATCTGAGTACCTACCAACTGAACAGCATCAATAGCATGTTCAGGAGTTGCAGTCTGAATACCATAATCTTCATAAGATACTTTATGTACTACATTAGGATTCTCATTACCAAATCCAATGCCTGTAGCATCTTTAAGCCTCTGAATTACATCAGCCTCTGTATTTACATCATTCAAATCTATTACACCTTGTTTTCCAACCTTAGTAGTAGACTCAAACTGGGCTACATCAATCTGATTGTCCTCCATAAACTTATTTATGGCTTTCAGCTTACCTGACCTTCCTAAAGGACCAGCAATTAGTTCGTGCATAGCGAGTAATAGGAACTCTGAGTTCTTATGCTGTACAGGAGTCTTAATTCCAGTATGACCTTCAATGCCACTGTTATTATTGACTTGTGTATAAACATAAGGCTTCTTAGTCTGCCAAATGATATTGAAGTCTTTGATATTCCAATCTCCATTCTTGAAGTTGTTATATGCCTGCTCCATATCATCTGTCCACTGACCTGACATACCAAGTATTGCCCTATAGGAACTCAAACTTCTATATGCCTGAGCATCTGCTACATTCACATTTCTAAACTTGCTGATGATATTATCTCTGTCTATCTTGGTCATTTCATTTCTTCTAACCCTTTCATCAAGTACAGTCTTGATGTCTTCAAGTACAGAAGATACTATCTCATCATCCTTCAAGTAGATAGTTCTTTCCCAGTCCCTACCAATTCTCTCACCTTTATAAGTAGCCTTAGTATTCAGTCTGAGGGCAGGAGCATGAACCTCCTTATATCTCTTCTGAAAGTCCTCAAGGTTCTTATAGAAGGCAAGGTCTGTAGTAGTAATCTGGATAATTTGTGAAGTAGCTAACTTACTGTTCCAATAGTATTCCCTAAGTGCATCCTTAGCATTGTTCTTAACAAACAGGCTTCTTGAGATTGACTGAGCGTCTTTCAACTCCATCTCACCTCTTGTTGCCTTATCTGTAAGTAATGCCTTGATTTGCTCCATTAGGCTATTAGCCTCTCTGTTATCAAAAGCACTATTATTGTTGTAGGCTCTAAGCATTAGTTCCATATTGGTATTCCATAATGAACCTAAAGCATCCTTAGCCTTAATGAGTGCCTTTGCAGTTATTGCATTCTGCTTGGACTGACCTTCAAAAGGAAGATACTTGTACTTGCCATTAGGAAGTTCATCAAGCAGTCCTGCCCTTGACCAATCTCTGTAGGTTTGTTCAAAACCATCTTCCATCATGTCATTAAGAGCAGTTCTTAGAAAGTTTCTGAGTTCAGCACCAGTACCTGTGGATTTAAGTCTGCTTAACCTATCAATGAATGTCTCTCCATTGTCATATCTGATGTTGTTAAGTGCAGGAAGGAACTTAAATTCTGCACCTCCCATACTCTTTATACTACCATCTTTCTTTCTGACAATATCATAGTTTGCAATAGGTTCTACATTCTTATCTCCACTCTGATAAGCCTCATCCCTTTCTCTAACCAGCATGATTCTGTCATACTCTTGATTAACCAAGTCTACTAACTTGTCAAGGATAACATCATCATAGGTTCTTTTCTTACCATTTTCATCAAGTACATCACCTGTTGTGTACTTTCTGAATCTGATAAATTCAGCAGAAGGACTATCTGAAAGAATAGGAACATGATACCAAGCATACTTTATACTTGACTTTGCAGAGTCAGGGTCTCCCCAATACTCTGTAAGAAGAGCTAAAGTATAGTCCAAATCATCCCAATTGGTATAGTCTACCTTATCAGAGTTTAGCACTACTTTATGGTTAAGACCTCTTCTCAATTCATCAGACTCTGCAAGCTGTCTTAGCCAGTCATTTCTCCAATGACCATCCTTAAAGAACCACTCATAGTCTTTGAACTCAGTCTGCATAAACTGTTCAAATCTCTCCTTGTCATTCATAACATTCTTGAGATTCTTAATAAGTTTACCTAAGTAGTTAGGAGTAACATGAGAATAGTAAGACTTATCATTCTCTCTGACACTACTCTCAATAGCATCCTCAGTTACTTCTGCCATCATACTTGCAATCATGTTGTAAGCAGAGCCAAAAGTATTGATAAGGTCTCCTCTCTTCTCAGTACCATCCTCTCTTGTCTCAGACTTGACTTCACCTTTCTTAATACCACTGAATATAACATTCAATTGTGGTAAAAGAAGCATAATTGGGTCAGTAAATATGATACCTGGAGCTGTCTTTATATCAGTTAATGCAGTCTTTAATACAGAAGGATTAGCATCAATACCTAACATATGAAGCAACTTCATTATGGTATTCCATACATCTTCTTTCTCCAAGAGTTGAAGTCTGGCTTCTGTATCAAGGTTCTGGAACATATTGTTCAATGTCTCAGTCCATTGTAAACCTTTAGCTGCATTATCCTTGTTTATTTCCCCATTCTTCTCATATACACTATCATCATCAAGCTGTATTCCATTCTCATAGTTATCTCTCCAAGCATCAAGGAGATAATACACACCTTCAGGCTTATTGATGGCAATAGTTTCCATCTTGAAAGTACCATCAGGCATCATCCTCTTCTTTTGAATCCAATAAGGTATAAAATCCTTTCTGAAGTCTTGGTAGAATTGAGAGAACAAAGTCTCATCACCTTGAAGTAACTTGGTTACTTGCTTAACCCAAGGCTTGATTCTTTGCAAATCCTGCATCAAAGGAAGCATATCATCAGAGTTAATCATGTTCCTTAACTTGTCAATTAAAGTAGCATGAACATAGTCAGCATCAAGGTATCTTGTGAAACCTAAATCATCCTTTTCATACTTACCTCTATAGTCAAGTTTAGGTACTTGTCTGATTACTTTTCTTACAGCTTGTGACAGAGACTCATGTGAACTTACCTGTCTGAAATTAGTCATCCATCCATCCTTATAAGCCTCTTCTTGTCTCCAATCCTCTGCTTCATCATCTACCTCACTGTTACCCTCAGGGTCATCATCATTGAGGTTTGCATCAGCAGGTGCAATGTAGTTGAGGTCTATCCTAATACCCTCGGTCATTACAAGCAAAGTACTTGCTTCCTCAGCAAGAGCTTTATAAACACTAGGGTCATCAACTATCTTCTTATATTCCTGATTCTTATAAGCAGCTTTCTTCTTGGCAGCTTCTAATTTCTGCTCATCAGAGAACTTATCTGCACCTCTCATAGAATTGATTGCATTAAGTTCTTGCTGTATTCTGCCTTCTTCTGTATCCTGTACATAAGAATTGAAGATGTTAGCTACTCTCTTGAATATACCAGCAGGAGTATACTTCTTTATAGCAGAGAATCTATCCAAGCTATTAAGTTCAGCCTGCAATTCTTCTTTCTCTACACCACTGGCATCATCAATTCTTCTCTTCAAAGAATCAGTCATTTCCTGCAAGGCATTATCAACTTCATTACTGAAGAATCTTGCAATAAGTGTCACTCTATCTCTTCTTGTTCTTGGGTCAAAGAGTAGGTCTACCTTTTGCTGTTCCTCAACAGAAGTAATCCTTGGAGTATCAAAAGAACTGCTAAGTGCCTCATCAAGCTGTTCAGTAGCCTCACTACTTCTCAGCTCCTTAATAAACTCTTGAAGTTCATATTCCAATGGGACATCTTCAATAGACTTATTGTTCTTTTCCTGCCATAGTCCAACCAAGTTAAGTACTGATTGCTCTGTTTCATTAGGAAACTTCTTAGCTAATTCTCTAATTTCTGGTGTTATAATTAAACAACTCATATAATTTAAAATATTATTTGTGCAAAGGTAAGGAATTTAATTGTAATACACAAGGTATTATGGGAAAAAGTTAAGGAGGAATAAGTGATTAACTTACTCCTCCTTATAAGATTACTCAACAATGTACTTGACACCATTGAATATAAGCCACTTGATTGTCAAGATATTGACTGGTCTAATACCTGACTCTTTATCAGTCTTGGTAATGTCCATATCTACACAATCATATCTGCCATCTCTTGATTCAAATTGAATCTTGTAGCCTCTAAGGACTCTATCTTCACCTTCTTCATAGGGCAAGATAGGCTCTCTGATAAGCTCAGTAATGAGTTGCTTAGCCTTTTCAGCTACTCCCTTCTTACTTGCTTTAACCTTATCAATATCCTTAGAGAACTGGTCTACAAGATAGTCAATTTCTTCATTGAGCTTCTTCTTACTCTTAGGCTTATCCTGCTTCTTGAAGCATACAGTAAATGCCTGACCAGAGTGGATGTTCTCCCAGATACTTCTAATACCGAGAGTACCATCCTTCTTATCTTCCTTAGTTACCTTTACTGTAGTTTCAAACAAGTCAGCAGAATTAGTATAGTTCTTCAGATAACTCATACCAATCTGAACCTCTTCACCACTTTCAAAATGAGTAAGCCAAGCATTAGAACCTGACACTCTGTTCACAATATAGTGAGAACTCTCACTAATAATGGAACCTTGCTTTAACTGATTTATTTGTTCAATCATATTAAATATAATTTCTTTTAATAAATTCTTCTCTTAATGGAATTGCTAATTCCCTTGCTTGAGGATGAGCAGCTGAATCACATCTAAGTTCAAAGAAATGCTCCCAATCAGATGTAAATCCAGTTACAACCAATTCTGTCTTTAAGGAGTTAGGTAAAACAGCTCTTGCTTCCTGTGGTTTCCATCCACTATTAATAAGCAAAGTGTAATGTGTTTCTGCATTATTCAAAGTCCATAGGAAAGCATCAATGTCCTTATGTTCTCCTTCAGGTAATTGAATCTTCATCTTATCAATATCACACCAATCACCATCCCAATAAGCATAATGACCTATAGGAATATCTAACCAACAAGGTTTGATAAATGTGAGTTCATTACCAAACTTATCCTTGGAATAGTTGCAGTACCTCGTACTTTCCTGAGCAAAAGACATCACTCTATGCCTTACAAACTCATGTGATACACCTCTATCACATACAAAGTGTACAGTAACTCTTCTCTCATGATACTCTGTGGGCTCACAGATATACTGCAAGTCATCAAGCCAACCATTCTCTACTAACACTCTGAGATTAGTAGTAATATAGATTCCCATATCCCTTGAATTAGGATATGTTCTAAATAACACCTTTGAATAAGGATTAATAAGATACCTATCCACCTCTAAGGATTCATTACCCTTCCTTCTGATATATAAATACACAGTTCCATGCTCCAACATAGCACCATGACCAGACTTAATCATCCTATCCACAAAAGGCTTGGCAGAATCTTCTGTTATCTTATCCTCAGACTTATAACATACTCTACCTACTTTCTCAATCTGTTTATAAACTCCTTCAAGACCAACAGATTGTTCCCATATTTCAAAACTTGGTTTAACTATCTTCATTGCAGAACTCTTTTAATTCTTGAACACCTAACAAACCACTATGTCTTTTTACAACATTTCCCTCATCATCTACTAAGATGAGAGTAGGTATTGCCCTTATCTCATACTTGAATGCGATATCCTCACCCTGTATAGACTGAACATCTATACTTTCATGCGGAATACCTGCAAGCTGGAGATTGCTCTCCAGCACCTTACAGGGTCCACAAGTTCTTGAATAAATCTTTAATACTTTCATTATACTTCTTTAAGTTTAGTATTCCTCAATCACTTCAAAGTCATCAACATTCCAGTCCTTCAAATCAAAGATGGCTTTAACACCCTTCTTTGTTTTAGGAGCTATGTAATTCCAAGCTTTCTGAGGCAATACAATTTGCTCTTCAACTGCACCTTTAAGGTCACAGTTTGAGTAATCTATATCCTCAAAATACTCACCATCTTCATCCTTTCCAGAGTCAGTAATCTCATAGTCAGATACCTTAATCTTTACAGTTTTACTAAGAGTGACACTTACTGTGACCTCAATTTCCCTTTCAGGATTATCAACCTGATTCCAGGGTGCATCTTTAGTATCTGCACCCATAGGATAATTATAATTGTCCATTATTTTCTCCTTTTAATGTCTATTATCAAGTTATTCTCTTTAATCAGTCTTCGAGCAATTACACATTCAAGATTCTTAGGTATGCTGATATGCTTTCCCTTATCATTCACATAGATAGCATGGTCCCCCTTACATCTGTTATAATGGAAACCATTAAATTCCACTATCTTTATGAACTCTCTTGATGTATATTGTCTCATACTACACTTTCAGAATGTCTTTATACTTCTCATAAGTCTTTCTTATGACCTCTTCTCCTATTGGATTAGGTCTCTTTGAGTCCCTCTCTATACACTTTTGAAGAGGTATAAAGAAGTCCTTAAATTCAAGGCTGTACTTTGGTCTTACTACATCAGGCACTGCTCCCTCTGGATTATTCCAACCATCAAGCACTCCATTATAGTACTCCAATTCCTTGGGATTGAGATTCATATTGTCAATAACAATATCAAAACCATAGGACATAGAATTTAGCAAGAAAGCACTTCTCAAGCTTTTTACTAAATCCTCTCTGCTGGGAACCCAATACTTACCTAACATATTTCTGATGTCATCATTGTTGAATCTTACTTTATGTTCGGGGTCTTCAAGTGCCCATTGTTTAGCCCATGTAGTTTTGCCACTACCTTGAATACCTCTACATAAAATTATCTTTGGCATTGCCTTTCCTCCATGTCTTTATGTTCTACACAATACTCACTACCTTCCACAACAGGTTTCCCACAAAAGCATCTTTTCTTGGCATTAAATCCTAATTCAATACTTGACTCTGTTGAATCTCGGATTATTTTTCTAATGATGCTAAGGGCAGTATTCAGCTCATTCCTTTCAAGAGGTGTAAGTACCCCTTCTTCAAAGGAAAAGCCTGCCATACCTTTTAACCTAAAAAGTATTCTACCTCTTTTCTGCCATTTTAGTTGCTTCTCTGTCATATTATTTACTCTTGCTAACCACAGAGTTCAAAACTAACAAAGCATCCCTAAGGGTTTTCTTCTGAGCAGGAGTACAGTTACTCAATTCACCATACTCCTGTTTAAAAAGAAATGACCTTAGGTGGTTAGATAGTTTCAGAGTCTCTTTAGCCTTTGTTTTAACACTAACCTTAATTCCACTCATCTTTCTACCCTCCTATGATGGACTTAGAAAGATTCAATGTATTCTGCATCAGGAAATGTAGTATAGACATCATCCCAAGCTGCATCTCTCTCATGCTCTACATCCTCATCATACCTATTACTATAGGTTTTCCTATATCCATCTTTGAAATGAATTATAAATGTCATATATTCTTATCTTTATTATTCAACTTATTTTGTAGTTCAACCATTTTATTCTGGTACCACTGGCATTTAAGAATATCTTCTCTGCCATTCTTTTTATTAAATCTCCACTGATACTTAAAGGCATTACACATGCAGAACATGATAACTGCTTCTGTGCCATAAGCACTTTCCATAGCATCAATACATTCAATTCCACCTTGTGTATAGTGAGATGGATGATTTACATTATCATTTACTTCTTTCATAATTAATGTACCCAATAAGTAGGAAGAGGTCCATTATCATCTAAGCAATCTTTATAGCTCTTTGGTAAATCCTTTATTTTGAGAGTAATATTCTTGTTCATATTAAATAAATAATCCTCTCCTATAGAAGCTATAACATCACCTTCAGACATAACCACTTCATCATTAAACACAAAATCTTTAACACATACTTTATGTCTGGATATATCTGCATCAAGTTTAACTCTCTTCACAAAGTAAGCACCTGATTGTATCATTATATTATATAGAGTTTGAGCTACATCTTCTGCAATCTCTTCAGGAGCTTCACAATTTATTTCATCATAAGGAGTAACAGTAATTAGCACCTTAAATAATAAACCATTAGCTCTGAGATATTCAAAGAAATTAACCATACTTACTTTATAACATAATGCTCCAGTATGCTGTATTCTATAATTAATAGATTGTTTCTCCGAGCTAGACTTTCTTCTGAAAAAATGTTTAACCATTTGTACAGTATCACAGTTAGGAGCTTCTTCTTTCATCTCTCTATAGTAATCCCAAAATCCCTCTTCTTGAAACTTAGATTTAATCCTTTGAAGATACGGGAAATCATAGATATAAGCTTTATATCCTACTCTGGGGTTAAGTTCTATAAAGCCTTTCTGCATTACATCTTTCCTACAGAAATCCTGATATTTCTTTATACCCTTAAAACCTGACATATAGTCATTATATATCTGTCTAGCCTCATCTATAGGTATGCCTTTGTTATTGGAAATAGTATTTGCATCTCCTCCATAATTAATAGCAAATTCAATACCTTTAGCTTCATTTCTTAGACTATGATATAACTTCTTAATATCTTTTATAGGGGTATCTCTAGGAATCTCTTTTTTATAAGACATATAAGCAGTTAGACTATGAATATCACCACTACCATAAGTAAGTTCTTTAATAATAGCCTTATCATTAGCTATATCAGCCAATATATATGTTTCCTGTCCTGAATAGTCAATACTAATCCACTTATTACCTTCTTCAGCTATAAAGCAAGCTCTAGTTTCAGCATCAGCAGGAAGATTTAGCATATTGATATACTCAATCTTGTTAGCTTTATCTTTCCCACCTGAACTTATTCTAGCTGTATCAGTGCCTATAGGGTTAAAGTTAGTATATAATCGACCAGTTTCTTTATTTATTTGTCTAAGGAAATTCTCTCCATAAGTACTACAGAGTTTCATCTGTTCCTTATACTTTATATATAGAGGAATAAGACCACACTTATCACTTTGAGGTTTAAGAATTTTAGCTTCTATACTGTCTTTATTTTCCTTGGTTTCTTTATCCATCTTGGAAGTATCTACACCATACTTCTTGAATAGAGGAATAATTTGTTTACTACTATTCCAATTGATAGTTACTACAGGCTTAGTATTAAAACCTGTGAATAAGTCTCCTTGTCTATTAATAATAATATATTTAGAATTAGGTTCATGTTCTACAAACCAATCATTCATTTGGTCTAAATACTTATTAAGAAGCTCTTGGTCTTTAGCCATCTTAGATTTCCATCTATCAATGTCTATTCTGATGCCACAAAACTCCATATAAGCCAAAGCAAGTATGAACCTATTTTCATAATCAATAGCCGTTAAAAGACCTCTTCTTTCAAGTTCCTTCAATTGACATTCCATTATCTTCTCTAGATATTTAACATCCAAAGCAGCATAAACTATAACTTCTTCTACTAATCCTTTGTAGATAATCTGACCTCTTATAGACTTATCCAGTTCTATACCCAAATACATTTCTCCAGCCTTCTTGAGATTCATGTATATAATATAGTAAGGCTTAGTTTTTTTCTTTTCATCAGCAGGAACAAAGTCATATCTTGAACACTTTATAGTATCCCATACTTCAGGAGTAAGAATAGTAGGAAATCCTAACCACATTAATTTCTCAGCAAGGAATCCATCATAAACTCTTTTAGGAACTATTCCATATTTATATAACCATTTCAAGTCAAACCTAGCATTCCACAATACAAATAATCTGTCTGATTCTAGATATGCTTTATAAAGTGATATATCTATGGTTAAACAGTCTATAACTACTTGAAAATCAAAACAACCTAACTGCAAAGATAATAGCCTATCTGTATGACAATTAAGCCCACTAGTTTCAGTATCCAGTCCTACAATTCTGAGAGGTTTTAATAGGGATAGACTTTCATCTACCCCTATTATTTTATAGGCACTATTTTTAAATAGCTCCTGATTTTTAGTGACTAAATATATCATATCATTCAAATGTTATAGTCCATCCATAACCCTCAACAAAGTCTATAGATTTGACAACTGCCTTGGCTTCTTCAAGCTCACATCCTACCACAATCATTGGACCTCCTGATGGGTCAATAAACTTATTTCCTCCCTGAACTTCACCTACTCTTAATGTGGGTACATCAGTTTTAAGTACATAAGTTTTAGAATCAGTACCATCAGGTCTAGGCATTTTCTTGAGGTAGTTTACAGCTCCATATCTGGACCTAAGTTTTATAATATCTTCCATTATTTCTTACTATATGCTATTAATGAGGCAAAGTCAAAGACATACTTATACTTTTGGAAGAACAGGCTACCAAGAATACCATGAATCTGTACACCAGACTCCTCCTTGACAATAGCAAAGGCATCATCCAAGTCATGAATGCAGAAATCACCTACAAAATCTTGTCCTTTATAAGTGATTGTCATTTCACAGAACTCAGTGTTTACCTTATTACCTTCAATTCCTGTTACATTCATGTTTTTTTCCTCTATCTTCTTATAGTCAAGAAGAGGAAGAATAGAGCTGTTGATTTGGGAGATGTTACTTCCAGTGTCCAACAAGAAGTTAAGTTTCTTATCTCCATTATAGAATGTTACCACAGGCAACTCTACCAAATCCATAGCCTCTTTGAAAGACATATTTACTCTTTTACTCTGCTTACAGTAATCTTCTATACTATTAATGATAATAGATATAATGATTACTGCAAGCATAATACTAATTATTTCTAATACCATGCTTCATGCTTTCTTTTTTAGTTATTATTTGACCCCAGAAGTACCAATTCCCCCTCTGTTATCATTACCCAAGTCATCTACTTCCACAAGTTCAATACCTGAACTTAGCAGCCATTTAATCTTCTGCCACATAGTAGCTTTCTGACTAAGTTGAATCCTGAATTGACAGATTCTATCACCTGCTTCAATGACAGTCTCCCTCATAGGAGAACATACATAGTGCCACTGGTCATTATTACCATTGTATGTATTATCCACTACACCTTGACCATTTGGAATGAATAATCCTAACTTCTTAGGACCACTACTCCTCGAATCAATAATAGCTTCAAATCCTTGTGGTAGTTGCATTGCAACTCCAAGAGGAATATAATAGGTAGGAATCTCTACATTCCTATGACTTACTCTCTCCCCTTCAATGGTCTTCCTTTTGAGGACATCAGACTGTGGCGCAGGAATAGTAATATCTACTGCTGATTTCAAATCAACCCAATCACCATTCTCATTAATCACAGGCATACAGCCTTCAGTCAATACTTTTACTTTAATTTTCAGTTTCATGTTTCCAAAATTTACTTGTTATGTCTTCCAACTCCTTGCCATTGACTTTATAGAATCTCTGATTAGTAGTCCTACTGTTAAGTGGACCAAACTCTTCCTTATAGGGTCCAAGTTTTATATAGTCAAAGTAGGATAGGTCAATGCTATTACTTAACTCTTGCCTCCCACTGTACCAAGCTGTTTTAATACCATCATAGTTATATTTTATTTCATTTGCAAGAGCATTAATTAATTCAGGTTCTGAATCTCCACCCATCAAACAGATACAGGTAATACCTTCATTACTTTCTATTAACTCTTCTATACAAGTATCAATAGAGTGTTCTTCATTTGAATACTCAGCCCACCATACCAGAGGTTCTCCTATGTCTTGTGCCAAGTAAGAGCTATGACAGCCCTTACATTGACATGGACAATTAGATATGTTGATAGCAAGAGTCACTTCATCTGGCACTTCAGCAAAGACTACTTTTGCATCTACATACTTTAGCATATCTCACTCCTTCCATCACTATAGGTTCTATGGCTTGCTTCAACTTGCCTGTCTTTACCAAATGACTTGATAGGTCTGAGATACCCAATTACCCTTGTATATTGGGTAATATGGTTACTATGACACTTTGGACACTTAGTGATAGGATGCTTAGTAATGTAGCCACAATCATCACACTTACTATTAGGAATATTAAATGTGAAGTAGTTGGTTCCATTAACTATGGCAAAGTCTATCAACTTGAGATACTGCTCTTTGCTCAGATGGTCTTCAAGATTAATGTGAGCTGCACTACCTCCATCAGTATATTGATAAGTCTGTCTTCCATGAAGTATGAACTTATCAAGTACTGAGGTGTCATCATGTGCATCATAGAAGTATGAATTATACAAATTCTCATCCTCAGGAACCCAATAGCCATCTTCTTTATCCCAGTTATAGTTCTTACCACCAAGACCTTCAGCAGGTACTACCTCAGAATTAAACAAGAAAGGTCTCTTACTATCATGTATAGAGTGCTTCTTATTTTCCTCTTTGATAGTACCAAGAACCAGTTGTAAGAACTCAGTATACTCCTTATTGTTACCAACAGTCATACCTAAGAATCTTGCAGCCTCATTCAAGCCATTGATGCCTATGGTACTATATAGCTTTGATATTCTGATATATCCACCATTTGAAGCTGCAAACATGCCCCTATCTTCAAGCTCATAGAGCATTGTCTTGAATGCAATATGATACTTGTAAACTCTCTCCAGAATAGAGATTAAATATTTCTTTAAAGACACATAATCAATGCCATCAAAAGAAGGGTCATATTTAGCAGTAACCGAAACTCCATTATAAGCAACAGTACAATATTCCACAGTTTTATACCAATCCTGTACAATTCTATTGATATTAAGAGTGATAACATTGCAGCTACCAGTCATTACACCAGTAAGACCTGATGTAGGATTGAAGGTATTCTCTGCAAGTTCATTTCTTAATCTACAACATGATGCAAGACTATCAGCACTATCTGATATATAGGTGAAGAAGCTATGACCTTCTGCATACATTTCAGCAGTAAAGTCCTTATAGTCCTTATCTATAATATCATTGGTCTTAGGGTCATACACCATACAAAGAGTTTCAACAGGGAATGTTAATATCTGCTTGGTTCTAAGCTTATTGAAGAACTTCATAAACAGCCTTTGTAGACAATCTACTGCTTCCCATTGAGGCTTAGTACCATCAGGGTAATAGAACTCCCCAAACAATGAATCAAAGTAGGTATGGTCATAATAAGACACATTTGTAACATTATGTTCACATAGAGTCGTTAATTCTATGCAGTTCTCTTATGAACTTCTTATAGTTTCCTATAAGTTCAGACTATATTATTACTCAAAAATGAGTACCCCCAGCTTCCACTCACTTGAGTGTACTTCCATAAAGGAATAGTCGTTGAACCTTACCAATAAATTGGTCTTGGCTGCTGATTGCCATATCTTAATGACTTAGGGTTCCAGCAATTCAAGGGGTTTATAGTCCACCTACAACTGACCATGTATTTTGTGGTGACACATAGAACACACTGTTATTAGATTATTAGGATTATTCAGCTCCTTGTCTTTAACAGCAATCTTGTACAATTTATCTGCATCATCTACTGGTGATAATGGATAATTTTGTATAATAATTCTATCAAGAATAGACTTAAATGGAATCAAATGATGTACATGTAGGTTATCTTTACTACCACATATAACACATTGATTGCCATCTCTGCAAAGTATGTCCTTTTTCAGAGAGTTATCACTACAATATTCTCTAATTCTTTGAGATAATGTAGAGATTCCACCCTTCCAATTGGGATGGTTATCTCCTGTCATCAGACCTATCTTGCTTTCTGAATTATTCCTAATTTTAATACCTAAGTTCTTTAGAACTCTATCAATAACACAAGGGTCACAATTATATCTAATACCAAGCTCTTTCTTTGAAAGACCTTCTTTCAAATATAATCTTTCCATGACTTCTTTATTACTAAAGTCTTCAGGAATTTCTTTGGACTTAAAATTCCATTGTGACTCTGATAGAGTCCTTCTCTCTATAGTATGTTTTTTCAATCTTAACAAGATTGTTCTATGAGAAGTTCCAAACTGTTTTGCTATTTCAGTTGAGGACTTACCTTGTAAATACAAGTCAATAATAGTACTATCATCTAAATCTTTTCTATGTGCAGTCATAATTATAAATTATTTTATGCTGCAAAGATACAAAATTTATTTGAAAGTACCAAATTTCTTAATGGACTCTGATAAGACCTATTGCCAGCAGGCTGATTTACACCATAGATAAACTGTTTGAATGCCTTATATATAGCATCTCTAATAGTCCTCTGCTTACTGCAATGGTCTGTAGTAGTTACTACATCCAACTTTTCATACCAATTAGGTCCAAACTCCTGTACAATGTAATAGTTAAGGGCAATAAAGTATTCACCTACCGCCACTGCACCCTTACACTGAGAGGATAACAAAAAGATAAGATTGGTTACTTGACCACTGAATGATTGCAAGTCATTAGGGGGTGTTGGAGTGATACCATCAATATTACCTACTCCTTCCATCATAAGAGGATATAGACTCACAGCCATACAATACTGCTTCAAGACAGGAGTGGTTGCTTCATCATGTGTATAAATGATATGAGAGTTCAAATCCTCTTCATACTTCTTTGCTACTTCAGGATACATTTCATTCAGCTTGTCTTTCATCCTTTGCCTCTGAATAACCCTATTAGTAGTCTTATACACTTCACCCTCAAGGTTGGCAACATTCTTCATAGTTACATTTGCATTAGCATCTGTCTCTGATGAAGTAGCTGCATTCTCATTGGATTGACTATACTCATTCATATAATCAATTCTTTCCCTAATAAACCTTGCCTGCTTATGTTGCTCTCTATAAATGATATAACTCTTTGCTACATCAAAGTGTTTGTTATTCATAAGAACATCCTCAACCTTATTCTGTATCTCCTCAATACTTATAGTATCTCCTTCTAAAGTGCCAAACAAGGCACCTATCATATCATACAGATACTGAGGCATTTTCTTGTTACAAGACTTAAAGGCTTTCTCTACAGCACTTATAATCTTATCAACATTAAATTCCTCTATACTGCCGTCTCTTTTTACTACCTGCATATTATAATGTATTTAACCATTCTCTTAAATCATTAGGACCAGTTTCACTAATTCCCATAGGCACTTTTGGTCTGGAAGTGAGATATGAAGAAAGCTCTTCTCCTATTACAAAAGGACTTCTCATTTCTATTTGGTCATTCTTTCCAAACTTCAATGTGCCTACTGCCTGTACAAATGGACAAGTCCACACCAATGGGACAAGGATTCTCCTATTAACTACAATGAAATCATAGTTAAGCAGCTCGAAGTCTTTGAAGTACTCATCCTTATCCATATTCTGCCTTATAATAGCCCAATATAGTCTGGCTTGAATATCATATCTCCAATCTACAAAGGATTTATAGAAATCCCACTCTGTATGGGAACTTGTTTTCAAATCTACTGGCTTTACCCACTTCTCTTTATGATTGACTATAATTAAGTCAGCCATGTTTCTATACTTTACACCATTGAACTCTCCTTTGAACTTCAACTGATAGAATCTTTCAATGTCTGGCTCAAATGGATTATCCTCTGCAAAGTAGAACTGAGTGGATTTGCTCTCTTTCAATGCCCTTACTGCATTGCACACATCTTGATAGGTCTGAGTATCAAGTATAGTCTTACTACCTGCTATAAATAACAGGTTATAGTAGTCAGCACCTTTCTCCTTGATAACCTTAGCCCTTGTCTCAGGCTTCCAGTTCATCTGATAACTCTGATATTCAGTCTCCTTAATGATTGCATCATCAGGAATTGTAATAAGACTCCTATAAGAATCTCCATACTGACTGAATAAAGATTTTACCATCTTTGTAATAGAGTCTGGAGTAGAAGGAAACTCAGCAACCATAAACCTCTCATCAAACTCTTCTTGACCACCTGTGATAATACTGTCTACAGCACTACCAAAAGTAAGAGAAGGTGTCTCTAACCTGTCAAATAATTTATCCAAGTTATTGAATCCCTCCCTCTCATATCTTGCAAGGGTTGAATAGCTTAATGCTGGGTCTGCCCTATATGTTTCCTCAGACACATCCCAAGATATACTTCTTAAAGATTTTCTCTCCATTAGTAATAATCTTGATTATATTCTTCACTACTGAAATCTTCATATTCCTCCTGCTCTGGCAATTCAAGTGCCTCACAATAGGTGTCTACTTCTAATTTCAACTTTCTCATTTCTCCAAGGTTTGCTTTCAGATACTCCTCTTTGGGACTTTCCTTACTACGACCTTTCTTTACTCGGACAAGAGATGAATCAACTAAGAGTTGGAGAGACTCAAAGTTCCTGCTATTCAAGAACTCATGTGCAAGCCTTGCATCTCTTTCAGGTAATGAGGAGACCAAAGCCTCTATTCTGTCTATTGGTTCTCTATTGTCCATAACTCTTGATAATTTCTACTGCCTGCAAGAGTTGTTTCTTGGTATATACCTCAAAATATATAGACCTCTCACCCTTCTCAATATACAGATTATCAAGATATTTTATAAACATCTTTTTCTTGATATAGAATACATCATTCTCTATTCCTTTGGCTTCAATGTAAACATTAAGGTCTTTATACTTGAAATAAAAGTCTGGTGTATATCTGATACCAACAATTTTACCTGTTTTCTGAATAAGTATCTTTGAAGTACGGGTGTCTATACCATCTGATAATCTTTTGGTTTTCTGCTTATCAGTCTCCTTGTCATAATATGGGGTAATAGGCTCAAAACCCTCCCACAAAGTAAAGGTAGTCGGCTCATATTGAGGTTCAAATCCTTGTTGAAGAAGAGTATTGTATATGCTCTTCTCAAGGACACTTTTGAAAGTAATGCTACTATCTTTACAAATAGTAGCATTCCTTATTTTCATGTTATTGCTTTTCTTCATATTTCCAAATATATCCTTTATACAATCCTTCTCTTTTTCCTCTTAGAGCTTAGCATAAACAATTATAAGAAAAATCAGTATTTCTACATATATCTCTTACAGAAATATACGTATTTACTAAGTTGCCTGTCATGGTAAATTGCAGTACTTTTCTCATATGATAATACCCTTTACTAAATCCAGACTTTCTATTATACTTCTTTCCTTTATTTGTTTTGCCTCCCTTTGAGCATAAAAACTTTCCATATTCAGTTTGACACCTTGCCCTCATTATCTCTGACATCTTCTGCCTTGATTCCTTAGAATGATGAAAACCATTAGTTCCTTCTCCACCATCAGTAACATTATAAGAGATTCCTAAGCCTTTATAATGTCTAATCAAGGAAATTTCCAAGTCTATAGCTCTTTGCTTTGAGAGATTTTCAAATAGGATTTCATGTTTTATGTTCTTCCATCCATATTTTCTTATAGCTCTTTTGAAGTGAGTAGAGTCTTTATAGGTTTTACCATTTTGCCATCTATTTCTAACATCTTGACATGTAATACCAATATAGACTTTGCCAGAGGGACTTGTATGTCTATAAACTGTAAATAATCTATTCTCCATATCTTTACACCAAATTATTTTATGGCGCAAAGATACGAAAAATATTTTAGAATTGCAAACTTTAGGATTTGAATATTATACCCTTAGAACTACTCTGTGTGGCATTTCTAATTTTCTTATTTGCCACTTTTGAACATTTCTTTGAGAATATCCCTTGTAATCTTGCAAGCAATCTTAGCATCCTCAATGGTTCTGAATGCTGCAAAGTTCCTGTAGTTCTTGATGTAAGCCTTATTAGCCTTTGTGATTCTACCATCAAGCATAGAGATTACATAAATCTCAGGGCTCTTCTCAATATGGTCCTCATACTTCTTATCCAACTCAATGGCTATTTCTCTAAGTACCATAGAGAATGCAGCAGCAGGGAGGATAGCATCTACACTATTGAGATAGTTATAGACCTTCTCAATCTTCCAGCCAAGTTTATCTGCAATCTTTTGAATGTAGTACTCCAGTTCCATAGGAACCTCAGTCTCAGCTACAGACTTTGCAGGTTTGGTAGTAGTAACAATACCAGCCTCAAGGAGTTTAGGAAGAATGTCCTTAGTCACTACAATGTTCTGAGCTACAATGTCCTTACCAAAGAAGGAGTCTTTCACTTTAGATACTTTAGTCAGAGTGTCTCCAATCTGTACCTCTTTACCATTTGTCAAATAAATCTTTTCCATTTTGTTTTTTATTGTTTAGTTATTAATACTCTTCATACCATTTTATTGGTACACCATAAATTCCTTTTACTCTATTACTTATATCAATAAATAGTTGGTGTGGCATCTTAGTGCCACTCCTTGCAAAGTATGCAGGATGTTCAATCTCTATAATGTGATTGAATCTACTATTGATATAAGGTTTGAAAGTTTGAGCCTGTCTGCCAAATAGCACATATACTATGGCTGTGTCATATTCAGACAGGTTCTTCAACAGTTTAGCTATGAAAGGTCTCCATATCATCACATGGGAGCCTATCCTGTTCATCTCTACAGTAAGAGCAGAGTTTATCATTAGTATCCCTTGTTTAGCCCAACTCTCTAAAGTCTGGTCAAAGGTAATACAATAATGTGGAACCTCAAAATTAATGGCTGCTTCTTTAACAACATTTAATGAAGGAGATAAGTTATCCTCATCAACCTCCTTCCTGTTACCAAAAAGTATGCCAGTTGCAACTCCTTTTTGTGGATATGGGTCTTGACCTAACATAACTACCTCTAAGTCCTTGAGAGGACAAAGCTCAAATGCTCTGAATACATCAGATTGGGTAGGACATAGAGGCTTCCTCCTATATTCCTGTCCAACCTTAGCCATTACATTGTTTAGCTCTGCCCTATCAATTACTTTCATCCAATCTCCAAAGTATTCATCTAATGTCATATCAACATCATTATGTCATCCATATTGTCAATAAGGCATTCATTCAGTGCATCATTAGTAGTGGCAGATGGAGTAGGCTTGACAGGCTCTATAAAGAACTTATCAAAATTATCCACTACAACTTTCACCTTTTTACTCTCTGGATTGACACCAAATATATGATTAGGAAAACTTACTTCTTTACTTGTATAGAAAGGAATAAGTTTCTTAATAATACCTTTGTTAATCAACTTGTCAGACTCTAAGAATACTTTAGGGCTAACATGGCATACAGGTCTATAATAGACCATACTATTGCCACCTTCTTCTGTATGTACCTTTCTTGCAGTTAGTGTACATAACAGCAATGGAGCATAGCTTTCATCAAAGATAATGCCTCTACCTCCATAATACACTTCACCTTTGTTGGTAGTTATCTTCTGCAACCTCATGTTAAATCTTACATTATTGAACATTTGCACTATGATACTATCAAAGGTTCTTCTCTCCTGACTTGGTGCATTATCATACAATGGCAGTATTATCCTCTTGGTTCCTACAGTTAATGGATAATCTATCTTCTCTGACACTAAGCTCTCAAAGTGTTCTCTTGCAATCACAGGAATCTCTACCTCATCATCATTTACTTCAATGATAAGACTTCTCCTAAACACATTATTACTATCAAGAGATAATTCTCTTTTAAGCTGGGTTGGATTATTGCAGTCACTGCTGTTAAAAACACTTCTAACACTGTGTGCAAATCTTATACTAAATTCCATTATACTTCAGTTTTGAGATACATTGTTTCTGCATTATATGTGGTGAGGAATGGCAGGTCTCTGTCAATGAGAGGCTCACACTGATTAGCACAGAAGTTCACAAACAAATTGACCATATAAGATGCAATCATATTTGCACAGAAGGTAGTCTGCTTATAGGAGCATATTGTCTCATCAGCTTCTGCATCAGAGAATAAATACTCATTACTGTACCTATTGATGTTGTACTCATCATCTCCCTTAATACACAATACCTGAAACTCCTCTGCTGCCAACCTACCATCAATGAACAGGCAATTCTTCCTTTCCTCCTCTGGTTTGGACTGAACATGGTTTACCCATTTATTAAAGAAGAGCCTTCTTGCTGCCATATTATCAAAGCCACAAATCATAATATCTGATGCTTCAGATTCATCGGTAAATCTCTCATTTATTGCAAAGACACTGCTATAGCCAGCATAGTTTCTAATCATCTCAGCCAGTGCAGATACTTTAGTTCTGCCTAAATCAGACTGACCATACAGCTGACCTGACATATTGGCAGCTTCTACTATGTCATCATCATAGATAAACATAGCAGCTGGCTTCATTCTTGCCAATAAGAAGCCTACATAACTACCAATACCACCCACACCTGCCAAAATGACAGTCTTCTTCTGAATATTCTCATACCAAATGGCAGAACTAAACCTACTTGTAGCTTCATCTACAAGCAAAGTTGCAGAGTTTGTAGGTATTTCCTGATGTGCATCCTCTACAGCTTGGTCAAGGATAGCCTGTTCTTCTTCTGAAAGTCCAGAGCTAATACTATCACCATCATTTTCTATAGGATTATCTGATTCAGGTATAGTACTCTCATTGAGGTCCTCTATAAAAGAATTATAAGCTTCCTGTAAAGTTGCAGGAAGGCTTTCTTGGGCTGTTACTTCTTCATTCATAATATTAAATATTTTTGAAGTGCATCAATATACCCTTTGATATAATCATTTTTAGGGAGTTTTGTAAGCTCTTCTATCATGTCATGGGCACAAATAGCACAAATTTCTGTTTCATCAAAGCCAAGCTTTTCCAACTTCTCGTCTGTCACATACCATGTCAGATATTCTGCATAGGTATCTGCCCATATTTTGAAATTTTTCATGCCTTCTTCACCCTTACCAAATCTCTTTTCATACAATGCAGGCATTGACTTAGCCCATTTGGTAATGTCAATCTTACTATCATTAGAGATAATAATGCTACCTGTAATCAATTGAAGTACAAGAGACTTCAAAGTAACTTTATCAAATGTTACCTGACCATAAGGTAGATTATAGTTATCATCAAATGGCAAATCATTTGCATTATCAAAGAGAGTTGGCTGAACTACCTTAGGCTTGTCAGCTTCCTTCTTGACAAGATTTGCTGGACCTGCCTTTGTACCATAAGAGTTAGCAATAACAGGCTTATAGCCACTTGAATATACAGGTGTCTGAGCTTTCTTGGCTTTCTCTGCCTTAGCTTTCTTGATTTCCTCAAGTCTTGCTGCCATATCTGGAAAGGAATAATTCTCACTTTCTTTCTCTATTTTAAGATAGAACCATTCAATTTCATCTGCATCACTTACATATTTCTTAGTGTCCTGTTTTTCGCCATCACCAAAGAACTCGTAAGATACAGATTCCATGACCTGCTTTGACTTGATTCTCCTTGTGATTGCAGCAGTATAGGAACCTGCATTATTCACAATAAGAGACACAAAATTATTCCTATCCCTACCTTCTTCCTTTAGAGTAGCAGTGTCTGTTCCACTAAAGAAAGTACTCATATTGTTATGGGAATGTATAAGACCCATCTGACAATCAAGCAATTCAGGATTTTCACACATGTAGGATATTACATCAGGATTCATATCAAACTCTGTATAGGCTTGAGTTCCAATATCCATGATGTAAATGTCCACACATCTTATCACAAGGTCATTATTCTCAAATGAGCCTTCATGTGTAAAGAACAATGTACCTGACCATTCAGTATTCCATACCTTCTGACAGGTAAACCTTATCTTTCTTTCCACTTCTGCTGGGATAATCAGCTTATAATTATAGGTACCTGACTTCTGTACCAAGCTGATTACCTTCGTGGGTTGCTTTGTCTCTTCCATATCTGTAATTTAATACTTTGAGTATTGTTGTTAATATGTATAATGCAGTCTGAGTATTAAGAATTATACTCTTGTTCTCATTCCTCACTTCTACAATATCTGTAATATCTACAGTTATCTCTCTTCCCTTGAATACACAGACTTTCTTGCCTATATACTGAGCATAGCTGTTTACATTATTCCTGCCCATATCATAGTAAATCTTTCCATTGTCTATGATGCACTCCCTCAAGATATTATTTCTCTTTAAGTCTGCAAACTTAGCAGTTAGTTCCTCTTTATTGAACTGGTCATTATACCATTTAATGAACTCATTACTGATGAGTACAATAAATTCAATAAGTGACATTCCAATAGAATAAGAGCCATTGACATAGTTAAATTTAAGCTTCTTAGAGTTAATAAAGTACCTTACAAACTCCTTGAATTTATCAGGAGTAATGACAGTTCTATAGTAACCAGGAGACAGATATGTAATGAACCTATCTATACCTACTTCCATATCATTAGTACCTAACCTCTCCAAGTAATTATAAGGTACTCCAGTAACAGATTCTACAGTTACATACTTACTCAGTTCAAGGCAGAACATATTCCACATATCCTCATCATAATCCCTATTGAGGGCACTAATAGTACCATTAATAGGACCACTGCCTGTACAAGGATTTTGGAATTTGGTGAAATCATTTGTAGGGATACTACGGATATGACTGTGCATGTAATTACTTCTGATGTGAAGCAGGGTATATTCTGACCTGTTAAGTGTGAATTCTCCATTCAATGTGCCATTATACATCACTTTCACCTTAGCCCATAGGTGGTTAATATCCACAAATCTGTCATGCTCATTAGTTACTCTTACATGAGGAAAATGTACAAGAATGAATATGCCATTGAACTTAGCATTACCAATTCCTTCCTTTACTGTAGTATCTGTAAGCACATTAACAACCTTTTCTACCTGGTCTTCAGGTAAATCAGTAATAGCCTGTGTTTTATACATACTCCAGTCATTCCTGCCCATGCTTACAATATCACCATCAGGAATATAAGTAAATAAAGGCTCTATATTCATCCAAGATTTGAACTTGTCCAAACTCCAATATCCTTGCATATCAACTTTATCTTCCCCAAAGAAGTCATTGAATATGCCTAATACTCGAAGTGGCTTGTCCATCAAGGAGTTATATAGTTCCTCTATCTTCTCCTCAATTAATTTAATTGTTTCTCCCCTCATATTACTATAAAAAAAAAGTAGGTAAGGAGGCATTCCTAACCTCCTTACCTACTGTTACTTACACACCCATTCCTGCGAACATACTATCAATCTCATCATCAGAGTAAGGAGAAGCTGACTTAGGCTTGTACTCCTCAGAAGGTTCAGCACTTACTGCAACCTTACCTCCAAGAATACCAAGTACTTCCTCTTTCTCATCCTCTTCAATTGTGCCATTGTCCTCAAGAATTTCCACCAACTTACTGATAGCAGCTCTTGCTACAGTATCAACACATTCACCACCATTACTTGCAGGTGCTACAGGAGTACTTGCTTCAGGAGTATTTACAGGTGTTTCCACCTTTTCCTCCTTCTTAGTCTCAGCCTTAGTCTCAGCCTTAGGAGCAACAGGTGCAGGCTTTGCAGCACCATTACTCTGTACCAGTGCAATAAGGTCAATAGTCTTACACATAGTAAAGTTCTTACCAAACTTCTTTACACAGGCATCCTGCAAACCCATAGACTTGATGGCACTATATGCCTCAGCTCTGCTCATTGTAGTAGCACCACTTCTGATTTTCTTGTTGGTGTTAGTAAGCATGAAAACCAACTCATTGGTGATAGTGCCCTTGTAAGGAACATCATGAGGAAGAACAGAAGCATCATTCTTCAATTCAACCTTTGATGTGCCTTCAAAGAAGGTCATACCATCATAGTCAATACCATTGGCTCTCAAGTCACTTTTCAACTCAGCAAGGGTCGTGGCTGCTGACATAATAACACTCTTCTTCTGATTTTTAGTCTGTACGACTGTAATTTTTCTTGCTTCCATGTTTTCACTTTTTTTTTTATAAATTGAACTTATTGAAACTTTAATCTATACAAAAGGGCAAATCATTCCAATCATTGTCCTCTTGTCTTGAAGAGATAAATAAAGGCTTGATTATTCTAAGGAACTCATCTTTGCCCTTAGCCTTATACAAGTCTGAAATATCTTTCCCTTCATTAAAGGGTGGTAATACTACATTAGTAAACCCTGTTTCTTCAGATAATTTCTGAGCATCTTTTAATCCTGGCTCATCATTATCCAAGCAAATGAAGACTTGTTTATATCTTCTTTTCAGCTCACTAATTGCAGTATCACTCATCCTATATCCCTCACCTTGAATGGCAAGAGATGGAATACCTGTGTTAGCCCATAAACATAAAGCATCCTTCAGTGAAGAACAAATGCAAATCTGTTCCCCATATTCAGGTACTTTAGTCCACAGGCTTACTACAGAATTATCATGCTTGTTACTCCACTTATAACCAGCTTTATTGAAAGGCTGATATATCTTTAGAGTAACTTTTCCCTCCTTGTGTTCTACATAAGCATAGGCATATTTATCAGCCCCAAACACATATCTATGACCATCTTTTATGACAATCTTATGAGATATGGGATAAACCTCTGAATACTTGAGCCATTCCAAAGTTATACCATAGGAAGCCCAATATTCAATATCATAATCTCTCCAATCTCTGACTTTGCACTGCAAATCTGTATCTTTGTTGTAACTACTTGTACTTCTTACAGCACAGGGAGTATATGAATGAATACTGGCACCACCACAGAACTTTGAAATATCCTCATTAATTTTACTCAAGACCTCCTTAAAACCACAATTCCACATTTTACCAAGAAGGTCAAACAGACCCCCACTATCCTTTGTAGCTAAGTCTATATAAAATATCCTTATCCCATCAGAAGAGTAAAGACCAAAGGAAGGTCTCCTATCCTGCCTAAGGGGACTATTGATTATGCACGGAACCTCTGTGACTCCCAAGTAATGTGACAGAATGTCTGCCTCTGTCACTTTACTTAGAATATCATCAAGGCTCACAGAAGATTTACCAGAACTGAATGCCATTGCTTTTTTTTAGAAATTACTACTTACTTACCAAAATTCCAAGGTGTACCACCAGCATCATTGCCAGGAGGGAAAGGCACATCACCTGATGCACCAGAGTTACTAAGGTCAGTAGATTCTACATCATACTCCTTCAAGTCACCCACAGTAAACTCAGTAGTAGGATATGCACCATTAGCCTTTCTTTCCTGCAAGTCTGCATCCAACTTGCTGTAGTCAGTGATATTGTTCTTCAAGAACATCTGATTATAAACAGCCTGATACTGCTTGTTATCATCAGTGGTTCTTACACCAAACAGTACCTTAACCTTGTTATTAGGCTGCAATGCAATAACATCTCTCAGCTCCTTGAAGTTACCCTTGAAGTACTCATCAATACTCTCAAGTCTTGCCTCACAATCCTCAGGTTTATCTACCATAACCCAAGTATTATTGACATACTTCATTACATTAGGAATGTTGAGGTATGCCTTGATGAAGTTGGTAAGCTCTTCCTCACCATGATAAGCAGGTCTATAGCCCTTATCAATGTTGGCAGGACCATTCTTATATACAGGAATTTCATGTGCCTTAGCCTGCTCTACAGTAACCCAAGCAGTTCTACCATACTTATCAATTACCTGTACCTTAGTCTGGTCTCTATTGTACCTGTACTCCTTTCTGAGGAAGAAAGCTACCTTAGTGGTAAATTCAATACCACCACACTTCTCAGCATCAGTCTTAACAATGAAGTCAAGTCTGACATTCTGTACCTTGTGCTTATCCTCACCTACCTCAACTTCGCCCAGATACTCAGGGTCATTTTCAAGTTGGGTATTATACAGCTTCTCAAGCTCTTCTTTGTTAGGATTTACACCAAGTACAAATACAGGTGCTACACCTACATATCTCTTCACTGCATTGCCTTCTTTACTCTCTGTTCCTTTACTAAAAGCCATAAATGCAAAATTTGTCTTCTTCATTTTCTAATGATTTTTCTTGTTATTGATTCTATTTCTTACTACTCTGATTACTCTTCAAGGGACAGTTTATTACTGTTCTGCATCATTGTTGAAAGGATTAGTAGGGTCAAAAGGAGACTCTTCACCAGCCTTTACTTCTGTCTCAGGTGCCATCTCAGTATCATCTACTGCCTCAGGAGCAACATTTTCAACCTCAGGCTCCTCTATGTGAATCTCATACACATTAGTCTCTTCATTGAATACTACTGTACCAGCCTTAGGCTCATACTTAGTAACCTTTACAGGCTTACCATCCTTATCAACCTTACCAGTATCTTCTACCTTCTTGACAACCAAGTCTTCACTTGTGAGACCGCCTGTCAAAGCCTTGACCCCCATCTCATGTCCCTCAATCTCCTCAGTCAGAGCATTATACTCTGCATTGAGTTCATCAATCTTGGCAGCAATCTTATTCTTCTTTACTACCAAAGGATTAACATTCTGTGCAATTCTCTTTACACCTGCAAACTGTCTTACTGTTAATGTCTTATTCACAATGATTGAACTTTAAAAGATTTGTAATAACTTTCTTTCTTGCCCCATGTTATTTAATGGATTGGGAGCACTCCATAGCTTATATACTGTGAACTTTCTCTCGTAGAAACTTAATGCTATGCTGAGACAATGTGCTAACAGATGTTTACTTTTCAGCACATTTATCACAAACATAGCAGTTTCATGATATGGTTTCCCATGCTCCATACAATACTGCATAAGTACTATACTGGCATCACTTTCAGTAAGTCCACCAAAGGCAGCTAACCTTGATATTCTTACAGTCTCATTCCTATCCATAAATCTCCCTCAATTTGTCTACTACCATAGACAAATCATTAGGAATCTCATCAGGAAGGTCATCCAATGCACCAAGACTGTCTTTAGCAGGATATTCTCCATCAAACTCCTTGACAAAGTGCTTGATAGGTCTCTTATTTTCTGCATCATACCCTACCTTGCCAAAGAGGATAATATCAAACTTACCTTCAGGAGTAATGTAGTCATCAACCATCTTTCCAGTGGTCTTGAACTTGTAGGAAATGGAGTCACCATTCTTATCCTTATACTCCTCATAGTGGGCACAGCAGATGATATTCTTATCCTCAGGAAGTCCCTTGAAAGCATCAAAGATGAGACCCATTCCATAGCCAATCTGCTTAGGAGTATCCCATCCACCTTTCATGGCATTTGCCATATAGAAATCCTGTGCAAGATAATTGAAGTCATCAATCACAATGTTCTTGAAAGGAGACTTCTTCAGCATATTGATAATCTCTGTCACTGCTGCAAATCTATCAAGACCTGTGAGACCATCTACCTGCACTCTATTGCCTGTACCAAGGGCATTCGCATTTGTAAGTTTCTGTGTAGGCTTACCTACATTCTCTACTCCAATGCTACCCTCAATCAGTTTGAAGTTAGGGTTAGGAACACCCCTACCAATACACTGGATAACATAAGTTTCCTTTGGGTCAAGACCTTTGATACCTAACTTCTCCCTACCACAATAGGAAGTAGTCTTTCCAAACCCACTTTTTGCCAAAACTAAAATCTTTGCCATTGTTTTTGTTTTATAATGTTACTTTTACTTGAAAAGGGCTGCAAATTTACTAAATAGTTTAGTTATCCACAACTCTTTATCTATTTTACTTATTCCATAACTAAAAAATGATTTAGCTATCTTTGCTCTCATGTCTTGAAGAGATTTATATACATTCTGTATCTTGGGGTCATCTGCTTTAGGAAGCTCGCTGAAATAGTTGGCAGCTCCATCAAAGTATAAAGCTATTATACCACCTGGACTTCCACCTCTATTAATAAGCACCTCCAAGAATCTACAATTATCCCTTAGCTTTGAAATGTCATAACCAAAGTATTCTTTAAGTTCATACTTGAAAGGACTAAATATACCTAAAGCTACATTACAATCTCTCATGGTATACTTTGAATCAGCAGCTCCTGCAACCGTAGGTCTTACTCTATTGAGTTTTATGTTCTCAATACCCTCATTTTCAAAGGCTTGCTGTTGTACAATTACAGGACTAAAGTTATATCTGTTTCTAAGTATAACACAGTACTCACTTAATTTGTCAATACTTTGTTTCAAGGACATTCCTCTCTCAGTATTAGTCAATGATATATGGTCATAGAATATAATTCTGTACTCATCTGGGTCATTAGACTCATACCAATCAAAGGCATCCACAGTAGTAATTTCTCCTAATTCTCCTTTTATAGTTTGCTTCTTAGTGTGTACAATACCATTACTTTCTGCATACTTCCTACACTCATTATATACTCCTGTAGGGTTTGTAGATGCACTAAATATAACATTACTTTCAAAGAATTTAAGAATATCCAAATACTTATCCTTTTTGAGTAAGTCTATTATAGTTTCATCTAATACTTTATTATTCCTGACAGACCTTAGGTCAGTTGGACTAATCCTTATCTTATACCCACTCAATGTGTAGAGTAGATAAGACATGAATCTTGTCATAATATCTTCAGGAGTTTCCTCCAAAGGATAATAAAATATCTTAACCCTCAGCTTGCCAGGATTATTATAGGCATAAAGTAAAGTATTATATATAAACAAATAAGATGCTATTTGAGTCTTAGCTGACTTTGTTGAGCCAGTTACAACATAATACTTGCCCTGTTCTACTCCCAAGAAATCCTCACTAAATCTAATAAAGGGAGGAGGAATAGAGTTTATACCACCATTGATGACCTTTTTTCTTCTCTCTTCAAGACCATTCAATACTCTGTTTATAAGACTTTTATCCATACTACCTTAATTCTGTATTCCAATCCCTACTTAGAGTATCTTCCTGTCCGAAGTTCTCAATATAACTAATCAATTCTGAGTCTCCTTCAACCTCACCAGCAGCACCAACTTTCTCTTTGAATATGAAATACTTTAATAACCTCATATATGTATAGTTCCCATTGAAACCCTCCACATACTTACTGGTTGCCTGTATGATTTGCTCATCAGTATAAGTATTTCCATACTTCTTAAAGAATAACTTCAATCTTCGTACAATCAAAGCCACTCCATCTGCCCAATAACAGTTAGTACCATCTTTCTTGCCCTTAGGAAATATCTCCTTGAGTCTTGTAGCCAGCTGGACCAACCTGTCATTAGGTTCTTGTTTCTTATCAGAGTCTACAATTACAGAATCTATTACCTCAGTACCTTTATTAGTGAGTCTCCATCCAACCTGCTGAAACAGGTCATCCTTGTTAGCAGTTATATAGCCTTTCTTGATTAGTTCCTTTTGGGCTGCATCAAGGTCAGCATTATTATGGATGGCAAGCATTAAAAGAGCCTCAGCAAGACTAATGTTGTTCTTCTGACACCCTTCCTTACTTAAACATATTGTCATAGCTTAATGTTATTAATACTATCAACACTAATGATAGAATCCTCAGAGTACTCCTCTATCATCTTCTGCACAAGTTCCTCTTCCCTTGTATCCTTGAAATAAGGTATGATGATAATAGGAGACTTATGTCTAAGTATTCTACCAACTCTTTGCTTTACTACAATCTCCGAACTATTCAAGTTGCAGAATATACCTATCCTACAATTAGTCAAGTTCACACCTTCATTGAGTATGTTACAGGCAGTAATATGCTTAATCTTGTTAAGATTAAACATTTCAAGGTTCTTTACTGAAGCCTTATTTTTTGAGGTGATATTGTATTTACCTAACCTCTCTGACTGTTCAATACTACTACAGAAAGTCAAAGTCTTGTAATTCCTGAACTTGTCAAGAAGAGATAGTACAAGGGCTTCCTTCTGTTCAGCACACCACTTCAGCCTTTTGCCTGCTGTTGAAAGCCATAAGTTCTTCATTCTCTCATTTCTTGAGTTAAAGTACTTATTCTTGTACCACTCTATAAGTGAAGAGACACTATCATAATAACCTTTCTGAGTAGTAGTAACCTCCTTACCAAATCTTTTGGTTCTGTATCTACATATAGAATTATCCAAGGTTATAGGCAATAGATATACTGTAAGCTCAGGTAATACTTCATCCTCTACAGCTTCCTTGAGACCACATTTAATGACCTCAGCCTTATGACTGTGGATAAAATAATCCCTCATGTCTCTCTTGATAGTGGCAGACAATCCAATGAAAGATTCATTGATATGAATAGTCTCCAATACATCAATTCTTGCTTCTGACAAATGCTGCATCTCATCTGCCACTACTACATCAAAGTATGAGTTCTCATAGTTCTTTAGTGACTCATAACACTCAATGGTAATATAGTCAGACTTGATACCTCCCCATTTCTCAATCTCATTCCTCCAAGTCTGCTTATGTACAGTCTTAGCTACAAGAATAAGTATAGTAGTAGGGCTTTCATCATTCCTGAATACCCTATCACATATATGATTAATGAGGTCTATTGCTACCTTGGTCTTACCATATCCCGTGATAAGCTCCAGTATCATATACTTAGTCATATCTACCTTAGATAAGGCTAAATCATGTATCTCTTCTCTTGTCATTTTTTGTTTACAATACTTTTTAATGTACTTATGTATTCTTTATCACTTGCATAGTTAATATTCTCAAGAAAGGTATAATAGTTATCCGGAGGTTGATATTTCTTCTGTATCCACTCCTTATAAGCTACAACACTTTCAGTCCAATGCTTGAACTTACAATATCTCTTTTCTTTACTATTATAAAGACCAAAGAGATTATTATATTTCAAACATACCTTAGACTTGAAATGTCCTGTTTCAAGAACAGCTTGAGCATAGACAATATCTTTATGCTCTAAACCATAATAAGACAAAGCCTCCTCCAGACCCTCCTTAGGGGTCTGGGAGAAGAACTTTGGTTGCTCATTAATAATGGTATCAGCTGCCTCTATTACAGGGACAGTTTCAACCTTTGGCTGTTGAGAAACTATACTCTTGACTTGCAAGAGTAGTATAATTACTACACTCCACGGCACCACTGTAGCTGCTACAATGAGTGCTTTCAACCATCTATTTCTCATATCTTTCTTGAAAAGAATTTATCCTTAAATCTCCAATATGTGTACCAAGTATCATAGTATGGACCTTCATCAGGATAGAGATAATATTTCAGCCATACAATCCAAAACACAATAGTTTCTGCCACATTAACAAATGGAATGATACTAGTAATAAGCATAATAAGTACTATCCATAAAGGAATACCTATTTTTTCAGCTTTTTTCCAATCAAATGGAGCACCACCTTCTACTCTACAGGAGTAAGTATGCTTTAGTACATATATCTGGATTATGAAGGGTATTAAACCAATTATAACCCAAGTCATAGTTACTCAATGCCTTTAAACAATGTAGGCAAACTACCATATACAGGAAGCTTACCATCCCATTTATCAATCCACTGCTGCTTGAGAATCATAGGAGTCAAAGCCTGTGTTCTAAGCTTATTAGCCTCTGCTTCAGCCTGTGCTGCAACTACCTTTTTCTCTGCCTCTGCCTTTACTACAGCTAACTCATTCTGAGCCTTTTGTGCCTTTTGAATCGCAGCATTTTTGGCATTAACTGCATCAACAATAGACTGAGGATACTTTAATCCTGAAGTAAGTTGTTCTAGCTGAAAATTCTCCTTGAGCAATGCTTTAGACAAATGTGCTTCAATAGCCTTCTCTACCATATCTCTGTTTGATACAATCTCATCAGTAGTATACTTATTGAGCTGGATTCTAAAAGCATCCTTTACATAGTTAAAGAGAGTTCCATTGATAACATCCTTGAGTTCCTTCCTATACTTCTTGAATACCTGAGGTGACTTACCATCAGCAATCTTCAATGAAATAGTAGGGTCAATACTGAACTCTGAGCCATCCTTTGCATTAATTGTGAAAGCAGGATAATCTACTGTCTGGACATAAGTAGGATACTCATAAACCTGCTCAATGAATGGATTATACCACACTGCACCAGTAACCAAAGATACATCATCTACACCCTTGTCAGAGCCATAGAGATTCACTTTAATACCTTCACAACCTGCATCTACTCTTTCATATCCACAGGATGTCATTGAGAACACCATAAACAGGGACAGAAGTCCCAAAATCAATTTACTTTTCATGTTTTCTTTCTAATTTAATTGCTGTTAAACACTTTGTTCTGACTGATAGATATAATATTGCCCCTACCATAAAGAATCCTATCACATTCTCAATGGTATTAGGTGCTGAAATCATTTCAAGCCCTAATGTCAATAGGACAATGAAGATTACAAACCATGCAGCAACTTTTACTACTACTTTACCCATAATCTACTTTCTTCATGCTTTTTTTTTGTTAAACTTATATTGCTTAGTCAGAGATTTTTTCTTCTTTGGTCAGAAATATATAGTCAGGCAACTTCTTATTGCTTGACCATTTATATTCAGAGTAGGTGATGTACCTTGGGTCAATATACTCTTTCCCATCTTGTGCTCTACATACATAGAACCCAACACCTAATCCTACCCCTGCTATTTTGGCAATCCCCATATAAAAATAAGATGCCACATAGTCTAACTTTGCAGCTACATATACTGTAGCCTTTCTTGTCTTATATAAACCAGTTGAGATGTAGAATGTACCAAGAAGTTGCTTCTTATGTGTCTCCTTAGCTCTATTACATATATCATACAACTTTCTCTTGCTTGGAAGACTTTTAGTATTAAGTTGCTGTAATGTAAAAGGTGGTGGAGCATAAGAGCCTTTAGGTCTTTTGCTTCTCTTCTTATAATTGATAATGCCATTGGACAAGTAGAAACCTCCTCTATAGTCTATGTCCTCTTTTTCTTTAAACATATCATAGAATAGTTCTTTTAAGTTATACACCTCAGTCCCTTTTCTACATCTCTGTAAGAACTCAGAAAACACCTTATCTACTGGTCTGCCTACATTCTTCAATAGGAATTTATGCAAATTCCCGTGGAAACAGTGATAATCATCATCAAGCCAATTATGAAAATATCATCCAGCAGCCTTCTCACTGCCTCTCTTTAATATTCTCTTTCTTGGGTACTTTTTAGCCCATCTTGACTTCTTTCCATTTTTATTCCTATTAAGAGTAAATTCTATCATATCTCAAACAGTTTTATATAAGTCCTCTTATACTGCTCATTCCAATACCATTTGTTATACCACAATAGTACAATGTATTTATTCCCTGAAATGACTACATCAATTTTGGGAAGATACCTATTATACATTATAATAATCCAAACACATAATGCAAAAGTCTTCCAGAGTTTTTTGTGTCTAAAGTACTTAAACTTTGCTTTCTCCCTATTTTTACCACCCATTACCTTGTATCTATGCCATGTTCCACGTTGATATTTACGAAGGTATTTGTGTGGTATTTTATACTTCTTTCCTTTACTCATATTGTAAATAGATGTATATAACTTCTTACCACTTCTGGCTTATTGATAAGATAGTTCCATTGGTGCTTGTTATACCATAGTAGAACCTTATACCTATTATCTACTACTATTATATCTATTGATGGCTCATAATGATTAAATAGGACCATCACGTATATTATGAGTAAAACTATAATCCATTCTCTTACCATAAATTACTTTTCTTTTATTCATACTCCTACATCAATGAAATGGTCAAAGTGTATAAATTTAGGAACATATCCCATAGTCTCTTAGTTTTATCTCACTTAGTCAGTAGGTTGTAAAAAAAAAGAAGGACAAGGGTATTATTAGTACCCCTGCCCTTACTATGAGAACATTCCCATTTAGTCCTCAAACACCCGATAGGTATATGATATACCTCCAAGGTATTCTACTGTTCTCTGCAAATGAGCTTCAAGTCTTTCCTTTTCACTCATTGCAGCCCACTTGCCAGGCTTAGACCATGAAGGACAAGAATCCTTGTCAATCATATACTCATAAGCCTCCTTGCTCATGCTCAGGGACTGTGTAGCTGGTTTACACTTTCTTGTATGGAAAGTGATAATCTCTGGATTGGTACCATTTGTGTTAGCCACTCTCATAGAGTGCTTCTCCATCTTGTCCCAATTCTCTACTTTTACCTCAATGGTTTTCTCGTAGATTTTACCAGCTTTGGTCTTCTTCTCAATCACTTTGTAAGTTGTTTTAAGGCACTCCTCCTTACTAAGCATAGTACTTCCTGGAAGTTCAATACTCAGATTTAACTTGATTTCATTCATGTTTATTAATCTTCTTTAGATTCTTTCTTCATAATTGCAGTAAGCATAAGAGCAGCCATTACATCTTCTGCTGTGGCTTCTCTCTTATCTGCCTTTTCTTTCAGTTCCTCTACCATTTTGACATGTAGAACACTCTCCAAGGCTTCAATAACACCTGTCAACTCTCTTGCATTGAGGAATATTGCACTTGTTGCAATCACCTCAATAGGTGTTCGCGCTGTCTTGCCTTTGTAGCTTTCTGCCAAGTTTTCAACAAGTTCAACATCTGTCAAACTACCACTCTCTTTGCCACCCTTAATGGCTTCAGCAGCATTTTCAAAATGCTTTTGTTCCAGATTTCTATCAAGAACATTCTTTTCATTCTTTTCCATCTTTTTTTTTTATAAGTGAAACAATAAATATGGTGTATCTTAGGACTCGAACCTAACCTTCATCTTAGATACAGGATTACTCCAATCCATGATGTGCTACCAATTACACCAAGATACAAAGACAAGTTACACATAGTAAATACCTACCAATACAAAGCCAATATCAATAACAAGAACCTGTCATTCCATCAAGAACAAGAACATCCCTCCATCAGTCAGACTTCATAGGGTTGATTACTTGGAATGACAGACTACCTAATGGCTGAGCATTAGATATATTACTTTTCATTAGCAATTATGTATATTCTATGAATAATACACAGATACCTACTATGTGTATTCAGTAAGGTTAGGGATTAATATCCCAAGTCCTTACTTACTTGCCCAGAGAGTTGATAGTATTATAAATACCTAATAGTGAATTAGGTACTACAATCTTCAACTTGCTGTGCTCTTGAGACTTTTCATCCTTCCATGTCCTGAAGGCTCCTAATACATCTCAGCATCATATTTTGCTTACTTTAGGTTCAATGCTTAGTAGAAATAGTGAGCTAAATCCACCATTGTATCTCCAGTGAGACTCGAACTCACATTGAATGCTTAGAAGGCATTTGTTCTATCCCTTGAACTATGGAGACATAACAAAAGGAAACCTATATATCACATACCAGTTTCCTATAGTAAACATTAATTTAAATACCTAAAAACAATCAAATTACCTTTACAGATAACACCTTAGTACTCCCAACAAGACTTGAACTTGTGTCTACTCTTTAGGAGAGAGTTATTCTATCCACTGAACTATGGGAGCATTTATCCTAATGTTGCTAAGCATAAAGGGAGTAGCTAATTCCCACCATTAGGAAAGGTAATAGTACTTACCATTATGGTAAGAACCCCAACATTGAAAAAGCTGTGCTCTACTTGAGCTATGCTATTACCTTATTAACTGAGCTAAGAGAGCAAATACTTCTACCATAAACAGTAGAAGTAAATTTGTTTCTTCATGCCTACATCTTTTTCCAATATTTACCAATTAAATAACCAATAACTCCACCCATAAAAGCTATATATAGAAAAGTTAGGGCAAGTATAACATAAAATTCAAACATAACTATTCTTCTTTAAGTTCTACTATCCTTCAATTAACATGTACCAAGTTAAATGCTTGGGCTTTTCTAACTATACCAAATTTCTGGAATTTCCATAATTATACAATTTTAGTTGATTCTTCTCCTATTATTTTGTTAAACCATCTGTACAAAGACAATACTTCAAACTCTTCCTCTGAGATTAGCTTATAGCAACAGAATATCATCACTATAACAGCTATAAGAGTCTGAAAGAAATATCCATTGTCATAGATGCTATCTACTCCTGCTACAAAGAGTATAGCCACAAAGGCTGTTGTCCATAACAATATGCCTTTGATTATAAACTTAAATTTGTTCATTTTGTTTAATTGCTTGTTAAGTTGAAAATAATTCAAGCACATCTTCTGTACTAAATTCTACCTTATTCTTATAGTCTGTGTTAGACTCACTCATAGATTCATTGCCTTGATTATTCATAATGTTGCTATGAGCTAAGGTATTATTATGTACAGAGATGTGCTTTATATATTCATCAATGACCAATCCCACACTCTTGTCAAGAAGAGCATGAGATTGAGCAAAGATATATAACTCTCTAATTGTCACTGTGTATTTATTTAAGAGTTATTACAGTAATCAAATATAATGTAGAGGATTATGGCATGGAATACCAAAGCCCCCATGAATAGTATTACTTCCATATTATAGTCATCTCCTTTTCAAATTTTGCTACTTCACCTGAAGTAATAGCTATCAAGTTACCAAATACCTTAATATATGCCTGTCTCTTGATAACTATTTCTCCCTTTACTACCATTTCCATGAATACTTCATGATTTCTCTTTAACATATTCATGTGTAATTTCTTTGATTGCTTGTAATTCTTTGAACTACATATTGCATTAGAATTTACTCTATATCTTGTCATAACTTAGTCCATTAAGTCCCATAAATAAGATTCATACTCACATGCAATTTCCTCATGAGTTAGTTTGGCTTCCTCTAAATATTCTGAGAGAAAATTACTTACTTGTTGGAAATTGTTAATATCACCATTGAATGTGACATTAAGCCACTGTTCACAAAAGTGAATAGCAGCTTTCTGTTTATCTGTAGTTATAATAAAATGCTTGTTGCTCATTTGATTGTTTGTTTATAGGTTGATAAAAGGGAAGTATGATAGACTCGAACTATCAATAACTGCAATTGAGTTATGTACTGCCATTGTACTACTTCCTAATCCCTAAATCATATAATATTAGTTGCTGTCTTTAATATGCCTTAATTCTTACCTAACATATTTAGCTTCAGAACCTTCAGAACCTTCTTACTCTCTGTGCAATTTTATGTTGATTCCTGTTCTTTCTATCATCACTAAGTCTCTTGAGTAATTAATATTACTCTCACCACAGTCCTGTAGTAGTGTACTATTCTTTACATCTGCACCCAATTTCAGTAGCACTTTCAATATTATAGGTACTTGATTGAAGACATTTAACAACAATTAATATGTGTTTGTTCGATTGTTTGCTTGTTGGAGTGTAGTTTTGTATTATCACTGTAACAGTAAAAACAGTCATACATTATTGGATGATTGTTTTATTATTGTTGATTATAATGAGGTGATAATTGTGGGGTAGGGATATTGTATGTCCACACATCTGACAATATGTCATTCCATACTATTAAC